CATCAACCATGCCATCTAATTTGTGTTCGAAACAATATAATCTTGATTTTTCACCTTCGGTATTAAAATTTGGGCGTGTTTTACAACCTGGGTGAATAGATTTCTTATTTATTACATCAACCATGCCATCTAATTTGTGTTCTAAACAATACAATGGTTTTTTTTCACCGTCTTTATTAAATAATGGATATGTTTTGCACCCTAAATAAATGCACATTTTACTTCCTATATTTATCATATCAACTAATTTATGTTTTGAACAATATAATCTAGTTTTTTCTCCTTTTTTGTTATAAGAAGGTAGTTTATTACATCCCGTATGAATACAATTCTTCTTTACTATATTAACCATGCCATCTAACTTATGTACCGAACAATACAATCTTTTTTTTATCCTTCTTTGTTAAACACAGGACATGTTTTGCATCCTGGATGAATGCACATTAAAATAATGACTCATTATTTTAAATCAATTTTATGGCATGGTTTCATTCTCTACAAAAATATAAATCTGAGAAGGGTGTATCCCTCCTTTCGCTAAGGTACTCAACGTTTTACATTCTAAAATATCATGTCGTTTATATGTCGGAATCGCAATATACATACTCTTATATCCCTTTTAACTAGTAATCTTAATGGATCAGGGAGGTACAAAACTGTTAAAAAAGTGTTTACCTTATCGTCGTCCAATTTGCCCCGTTCTTATTCGTTCCAGTAGACCAGCCATCCTTCTACCGCAGGCACCATTCGATATTTAAAGTCTTTGTTAAGTCCCCACCAACGTTCGATGAGATATTGTACCGTAGGTTTTTCACCATTAACTTGTAATTCCTTCGGAGCATCACCGCTACGTTTGTTCACGCGACAATCGAACATTGTTTTGATAAAGATAATCGCCTCTTCCTGTGTAGCAAAGAGGGCATGCTGCTTCGATGCGTTCCTGGTAATATTCTTTGCCATTTTCACTTCTGCCGCACCAACTTCCGCTCCGCGCTCCCCTTCTGCTCTCTCTCGTGCAATTTTTGCTAGATGAATCGCACAAGACTCTTGTTTTTCTACTTTTTTAAACATGGATTTTGTGGTGTAAATGGTGGAAGGTGTATAAGTTGGGTCATTGCCAATATTGCCGAAGAGTCTCGCCATAATTTGGTAAGCGGTAGACGCATCGGTGATAGGTGGAATGATTCCATCCGTAAAGAGGAATCCTTGGTGTATGTCAGTCATCATGGGAAGCGGTACGGTACATTGAAACGTAACGCCCCGTTCAACACAATTCCGTCCCGTTACCGCGAATGGGCGTTGGTCCCAATGATTTTCATGGTATAGTTTTGCGAGGGTAAGGTTAAGTTCATCCAAAGAGGAAATGTAGGGACGCAGATCAATCGCGGGTTCTCCCGGCACTACGATTTCTTTTCGTGCGCCATTGATGATCACTACGACAAATCCTTGCTCTACTAAATACTTGGCGATCAAGTCGTGGCTAAGTTGAGTACTATCCCCGGGTATAAATGCCCGAACACCGGGTTTCGCCAGAGCATAGGTCGTGACGATATGTTGAACGTACTCCAATGGAGTAGTAACCAAATTGACCTCTTCTTGGATACAATGGCTCAAGCAACGGTAACATTCCGGATGCGTATGTTCGTACCCGAGAACGTACAGTTTCCCGTACCGTTTGAAAATCTCATCGAACGTGGCACTCACAAAAGTAATGCGGTTCACTTTGGGAAACTCAACAAGATGTTCGTATTTTTTCCATAAACGAATACTTGCATCGGCTTCATCGATCCACACATTTATTTTTTTATCAAAATGAGCACTTTTTTGTAATAGATCGATGGTCTCGAACAGTTGTTTTAGGCGAATGGCATTCGCACACATGACAACCGTGTCACAACCACCCTCGAGAATATCATAAAACAGCTCTTTAGGGGATGGGGTTTTTACGGGTTTACCTGCTTCCTTTTTTCCAGATCGCCACGTATAGACATCTGACTGAATCGATTCTTCTGCTTGAAGTTCAGTCTCTACACGTTGTTTTGTTTGTTCGACCAGAACAAGGTTATTGCTTGAAATAATAAAGTTTACAACAACGCCATCGTTGTAAATATCTTCTGCCAGTTTTTCCCGAATGATTTCGGAGTTCATCTTACGGGTTTTCCCACTCTGCGGGGGAAGGTACATTCCGTTTACTTTGCTTTGCTCTGCACCCATGGTTACGTTATACGTATCGTTACGTAGTGTCGTTTCAATTTTGAGGGGCTCAACGGATCTTATCCGCTTCCCGAAGCGGAACCAAGGGAATACAAAGTAACTTAAATAGAAAACCGATACATGTAGTATGAGAAGAATAATTACTATTTTAAAAACATTTCTACCTAAAGAACTACCTAAACCAGTTGGTAGATGGCGTACAGAACAATGTGATAAACAACGAAACCTTAAAATAGATTTATCGAATGAAGATCATTGTGGACCTTGTAGTCAATATGTGGTAAAACCTAAAAAATAATTACTCATTGACATTAATCGTTATGTGATCGGGTTGATTGTCTTTATCAGGCGTCGTGTGGGGACGCGACCCCACTCGGAAACAAGTATTTCCACTATAAGAATAAGTAACAGTACCATTCTCAAAAACATCCCAATGGTTAGCATTATCACGGTACCCAGTTGATTCATGACGAATAAACTTTCCGACATAGATTAATTCATTCGTTGTATAATAACGCTCATTTGGGTAGGCTCCTTCCTTTCGTGTACATTCCGCATATTCATAACAGTTTCCTTTTTCTGGCGTAAGGCGAAAGACTTCTGTTTCCATACCTTTTTTAAGGAAAAATACCTAAGTTATATTATGTCAATTAGTAGAGATGAGTTATTAAGAAATTTAATAATTACCAGAGGTGGTCAACATTTTACCCTTATCAAATTACGCAACGAGCATGTCCGTATATTTTTAGAACTATTTGATACCGGAGGTATTTATTTTATTTTATTCGAAGCAATAGATAGAAGAGCAAATATGCATTGCGCTTTATATTATTTGTTAGATGAATTATTACAAGAACGAATATTTGATGAGAATGATGAAATTAAAATTAGTTCGCCTGACATTACTGATAGACAGGTACCTGATGAACTTAAATATTTTACTGATATGGGCTTTAAGTTAATCCCTGAACTAGGACACCCATCTAATATGACTTCAAGAATTGGAATAATAATAGATGTTTTGAAAACATTATGTATAAGCGGTGGTAAAACTAAAAAATATAGAAAAAAACGACGATCGCGTCGTCGCTAATTTTATTGTGTATATAGTATGAAAGTAAAAAAACAATTCACGGATGAGCAAATGGAAGTATTAAAAAATACATTTGTTAAACGAGACCATATCCATACTATACTAAGAAAAGACGCAGAGGTCTATAATGAAGATGGTAAGCTCTTATTGTTTTTTCGTAAAAAAAAGTTAACTGGATCCCAAGATTTTTATGAACATATTGCCGACTTTACGAAAAAGAATCCTAGTACAAATCGTGGGACTACTTCCGGCAGTAAACACAGCGTGATTGGAGAAAATCCAAAAATTAAAACGTTAATTAGTGGATATTTTGATAAATGGTCACCAACTCAAAAAATCGCATTTAATCGAAAAGGTATTACAATACCGATTGAAGTACGCGAAACTATGTTTACCTCATATCACCCCGAAAAGTTTAAAAAGATGATACCTTTTATCAAACAAATCGATGATCTTTATAAAAAGTATTTACCCAATTACTATGAAAAACAGGTAAAAAAAGCAAGAGAAACACATTTCAAGATAGCGGATACAGCGTTTACTACCATTACCACCAATATTAATTTTCAAACAACGATTCATACTGATAAAGGCGATGACGAAGAAGGATTTGGTAATCTTGCTGTAGTAGAACGCGGAAAATATACAGGAGGTGAAACTTGTTTACCACAATATGGAATTGGGGTAGACGTGCGTGAAGGAGATATATTGTTTATGAATGTTCATGAATGGCACGGAAACTTACCTATGAAGTTTGAAAAAGATGCGGAACGAATGTCTGTCGTATGTTATTTAAGAAAAAAGGTATGGGAACGTACGAAACACAAAACAAAACGATTTATGAAACTACATAATCAAACAGTAAAAAGTATTAGAAAATAAATAGTATAATTATTATGCATAAGTTCAGACCATCTACACCGCAAGGAGAGCCCCCTGTTATAAAAGATCTACCTTCTTTTACAAACGACCCTCCACCCTCTTTATCTACAGAAAAAATATTTTTGCCAACGCCGGTACGACCATCACATACAAAAACAGACCGGCATCCAACGCCGCCACGTTCTTCTTTAAGAGAACCTTTACCAAAAACACCCCGTTCTTTACCAACTCCACCTTTACCAACAACTCCACGATCTTTAAATCCACTTTTACCAACAACGCCCCGATCTTTAAAACCACCTTTAACCACACCGCGATCTTCAAATCCGATTTTACCGACAACTCCGCGATCATCTATGTCAAGAATAAGACCTCCTTCACCTGTCCCTCGTTCTGCATCAAAAGTAAGACCGCTCACACCTCCAAGACCTCCTTCGCCTCCGTCTGTAAACCCCCCTTCACCAAAAGAACCAAAAACTTTACCAACCATTCCTCGTCTTTTTTTACCAAAAGTACGTACACCTTCGCCACCTAAAGAACGAAAACCTAAAAATAAAACACCGCGGGAATCTGCTTCCCCTAAACATCTACCTTATTCTACAACAACTACCACTACTTTTACCACAACAACTACCACCGTTTATAGAAGATGTAAAGATAAAAAATATATGTAACTACTATGTGGTGTTTGTTGTTTTTGTTTTTGATTGTACTAATAAGTAAACCTGCAATAGAAGGATTTGGGCGCGGTATAGGAAGAGGGTATAATGGATACGGTCAATATAACGGTCATGGTGGTTTTGGTTACGGTGGATATAGTGTATCTTTAGTAGATGATCCGGACAATCAAAATCCCTTTTTTATGGAGTACCCTGGAAGAATTATATCGTAGTAATGAATTGCCAGTTTAATTCTTCACATATTTTCTTCCAAATCGTATCTTGTTCCATACGTTTCTCACGGTCTTTCAACATGGGAAAAAAAGGTAAAAAGGAATCTTCATCCAACAATTCACATAATTTATAAATAGTATAATAATAGTTTAAAAAGTTGACCCGATCATCGGGACAACATTTGGCATAAGGACGTTGTAGTTCGATAAACAAGGAACACAATTTTTCTTCTAATTCTGGACTCATAACAGGAGGAGGTATCCCCAGCTTATCTTTGATAAATGTAATATGTTCATAATATTTATTGTATCCAAACTTTTTCAAAATCTCTTTTGTTTTTTCATTCGTAATTTCAGAAACATCGATCCGTTCCTTTTTGATTTGGGATTGAATGTTATCAAAAATATCATTTGGAATTTGTGTGGACTCTTTTGCTTGAAATTGTGCTAATATTTCACGAAAATGATTGATGCGTTTATAAGCATAAAAACATATTTCCTTGGGAGGTTCTTTGTAAGAGGGTTTTTCATTTTCAATGAAATATTGAAATTGGCAAGCACAGGTATCATTGTTACAAACCACAATACCATCATAATCTACTGGTATCAATTCACCCTTTCTACATTTCGAACAAATCGATGTATTGTAAATATAATCTTCCGAAGGAAAATAGGAATCATCAATGTTTTTTAAATATTGTATCGCATGATTGGTCATTTTTTGGGTATTTGGTTCTTTGTCTACTTTGAAAAAAGCATTCAATAATTTTACATTACATTTTTTCTCGGAGATTCCTTTTTTTTCTTCAAAATAAGAAAACAAATGATTTCCATTATCTAAATAATATTGCATTTGTTTCTTTTCTACTTCTTTTATTTTTTTTCTTATCTTTGCTTGTTTTTGTGGATCCGATTCTTTTGATTCTTGTTTCCATTGATAGATTAATTTTTTTTCTTCTTGAAACCTCTGTACATAAGCATTATGTTTTGAATCTACCATTTGTATGACAGCATCTTCCATTTTTTTAGATGATTTTATTTTAAAGGACATAAAAAATATAGAAAAAGAATATTTAAATTAAAAATACGTACATTGTTTCTTTCTTTAGGATATGAATAAGCAAAAGTTTATCTTACAAGCCATTGAAGATGGATGGACTGTATCCAAACGCAAAAATATATATGTTTTTAAAAAACGACACTATAATATTAAGGAATATTTTCATTCGTCGTTTTTACACTCTTTTTTAAAAAAATATTCTTAAAATTATTTTCTTTAGCAATAGTATATCATGGGTGGAGGTTTAATGCAACTCGTCGCATACGGTGCTCAAGATGTTTATCTTACTGGTAACCCTCAGATTACTTACTGGAAAGTCACTTACAGGCGTTACACTAACTTTGCGATCGAGTCCATTGAGCAAACTTTCAATGGGCAAGCCGACTTTGGTCGCCGTGTGACCTGTACCATCTCCCGTAACGGAGATCTTGCCTACACCACCATTCTCCAGGTCACTCTTCCCCAAATTGGTCAGGATCTTAAGCAGCCTAACGATGAGGGTGTTTATGCCCGCTGGTTAGATTTCCCCGGTGAGCAGCTCATTGCTCAGGTAGAGGTGGAGATTGGTGGTCAGCGCATTGATCGCCACTACGGTGATTGGATGCACATCTGGAATCAGCTCACCATGACCTCTGAGCAACAGCGCGGTTACTACCAGATGGTTGGTAATACTACCCAGCTTACCTACTTATGTGACCCTTCGTTCTCGGACGTTGACGGTCCTTGCCAGTCTGATGCTCCCCGCCAGATTTGTGCTCCTCGTAACGCTCTCCCTGAGACCACCCTCTATGTCCCCCTCCAGTTCTGGTATTGCCGCAATCCTGGACTTGCTCTTCCTCTTATTGCTCTTCAGTACCACGAGGTTCGTATCAACATCGATCTTCGTCCTATCGATGAGTGCCTCTGGGCTGTCTCCACCCTCCATCCCTCTAACACAAATGGCGGTAGCGTCAAGAGCATCAACTGTTACAACCAGTCGCTCGTTGCTGCCTCCCTTTTCGTGGACTACGTTTTCCTTGATACCGATGAGCGCCGCCGTATGGCACAGAACCCCCACGAGTACCTCATTGAGCAGCTCCAGTTCACCGGCGATGAGTCGGTTGGTTCGTCGTCCAACAAGATCAAGTTGAACTTCAACCACCCTGTCAAGGAGCTCGTGTGGGTTGTCCAGCCTGACGCTAACGTCGATTACTGCGCCTCGCTTGATGGCTCCAGCACCCTTTACAACATTCTTGGTGCCCAGCCCTTCAACTACACTGATGCGATTGATGCTCTTCCTAATGCGATCCATGCCTTTGGCGGTCCTAACTCGATTGCTGGTCCTTCCGGTGTAAGCGGCACCAATAACTTTGATTTCATTGATGCTAATGGTTTATTCCAGTTAGCTGGTGCGGTCGATGGCGGTATGCCTCTTGAGGCAAGCAATGCTTGGTGGGGATACAATGAGGCAACCAAGGGCGGTTCCGGCGTAAACCCCACCTCCGGTGTTGCTGGTGCTGGTTCGCCCGGTGCTTACACCTGGGCAACTGGCGGCACTGCCGGCGGCACCGGTACCCAAGCCGAGTCGCTTGTCTCGGACGCCGGTACCTTTGTCCTCTCGGAGACCGCTCTTCCTCTCCATTGTTGGGGCGAGAACCCCGTAGTTACCGCCAAGCTCCAGCTTAACGGTCAAGATCGTTTCTCGGAGCGCGAGGGCACCTACTTTGACCTTGTCCAGCCCTTCCAGTGCCACACCCGTAACCCCGACACCGGTATCAACGTCTACTCCTTTGCTCTCCGCCCCGAGGAGCACCAGCCTTCCGGCACCTGCAACTTTTCCCGTATCGACAATGCCACCCTTCAGCTCATTCTCTCGAACGCCACTGTTCAGGGTACCTCGACCGCTAAGGTCCGCGTGTATGCCACCAATTACAATGTCCTCCGCATCATGAGCGGCATGGGGGGGCTGGCATACAGCAATTAATGCACGGGAAGGTTGTGACCAACAATATGCCAAGGTATTTAAGTGTGACCAACAAATAAAATCATCCTTCATGATTTTATTTCAACAAATGCAAAGCAAAATAATGATTACCGCGTATCGTCTAAAAATACTTAATGTTAGAACACTTTTGTGACTGAGATAGATCCACCCATACCAAACATGTTTCGAAATACATTGTAGCGTTCAACTGTATGCCGAACCACCCATACCTGTCATTATGTAAGCGACGTTGTCCAATCGCACATTATATTAAAAATTGATTTAAATAGAAATATAGAATGGTACATATGTTGTGTGTAGCAAAGACCGCAGACGGAACCCCGTGTAAAAAGAAAGGACCCTTTTGTAAAACGCATGATTACATGAAAGATTACAGTCCCGAAATGATCGAGCAATGTAAGTTTTGCACAGGATGTAGGAAAATGAAATTTACTGGCGAATATTCCATGTGCGATGGATGTCGAAATCGTACGAAACCGAAAAAGGAGATTATATTATGTGCTCATGAAAAATGTAAATATAAAAAAAGCACAGAAAACAAGTATTGCGGAAAACATCAGCTAGATCTATTTACAGATGAAACGGAAGAACTTGGACTAAAATGTTGTAAAAATGTAAAGCGTGGCTGCCGTTCTCAACTTCAAAAGGATGGAACATCGGCATGTTCCACATGCCTAGCTAAATACCGTGAAGAAGATCATGCAATTCGGAGTAATCTTGTCAAAACAGAAACCGAAAAACAATGCTCGAATTGTTGTAAAATGTTTCCATTAGAACAATACAAAGGATTACATAATGATGAAACTAGAATGTGTCAATATTGTCGTGAATATTGTAAAAAACAAGATGAAAAAAGGAATAAAGAACATGTTAATGAACTTGCGCGTAAAAATGAAAAAAAACCTGAACGTCGAGAAGTAAAACATCAATGGATAGAAAATAATCACGAAAAAGTAGCCTTAGCAGATTTAAATTACAAGGCTAGACAAATCGAACAAGATCAAGAAGCTTATTTAAAAAAACAAGCAGAAAATGCGAAAAGTTGGCGTGATGCAAATCCTGAAAAGGTAAAAAAAATGAATAAAAAGCGTGTAGATAGTATAGATGTCCATCTTACTGTATATAAAGAATCTGCTCGTAAAAAGGGACTTGTATTTGAATTAGATGATGTATTTCATGATATGGTTAAAACTACATGTTATTATTGCGGAATCATTCAAGAAAAGGGATTCAACGGTATCGATCGGTTGGATTGCACAAAAGGATATACGAAAGAAAACTCAGTTCCTTGTTGTGAAATGTGTAATTTTATGAAAGGCGAGGAATCGCCAAATACGTTTATTCACCATGTTGAACATATATTAACACATCAAGGCATACTAGAAGGAAGACGATTCGAAACAAAAAATAGGAAGGGTTGTTCCTATAATGACTACAAAAACCGGGCAGAAAAAAAGAAACTAGCGTTCTCACTTACTCAAGAATCATTTAAACAGGAAGTCGTGAAAGACTGTTATTTATGCGGGAAACAAAATACGGACGCCCATTGTAATGGCTTAGACCGGGTTGATAATACGAAAGGATATACACATGATAATGTTCGGTCTTGTTGCGGAAATTGTAATTATATGAAGCGTAATTATTCCTATGATCTATTTCTGGAAAAATGTAAGCGTATCCATGAACATGAGCCAGTGGAAGTAGAAATTATACCGGTAGTTAGAGTAAAGAAAACAAAAGAACAAAACGCGGAAGAAATAAGGTTACGTAAGCAAAAATCCAGAGAAAATAAAAAAAACAAAATGGGTGAAGAAGAATATCGTAAAATGAGAGCCAAAGAAATTGCTGATAATAGGAGAAAGAAGAAAGAAGTTAACCCATAATTTATACCTATTCCAAATAACCTGATAGTCCCACAATTTTGAAATCCATTTTTTCCATTCCAACTAACTTTCGATCCACTGATCCTTCAATATTCAAAATACATATTGGGAAAACGAAAAATAATATCTTTTTAACAAAAAGACATTGACGCACTCGTGTATAAATTAGGATAAACGATACTTAAGACACAAACCGATTTAACTTCACTAATTCCATAACATATTCTATAAAATGATCATCTCCAATTTTTGCATGGGTTTCCCGTAACGATTCTAAATGTTTATGAAATCTTCCTTTGTAAGCGATCGAATAATAATTTTTTGTTCTCTTATCATGAATCATAATATTATAGTCTGTTTTACTAAACACAATATGTGTTACTGGTGGCGTTACTTGTAATGGTTGTGCCGGAGGTTTCTCAACCCTTTCACTTGCTACGGCTTTCTCTTCCGCTTGTTTTTGTAAAGGGTTTGTTGTATGAATCGCTTTTAGACGTTCCATCATTTGAATAAACTTTGGACAATTTTCATAAAAGCTTACTTTTGTAGTACATGGTGTTGGAAAATGGTCAAACCCTTTCAAGGGAATAAAGTTCACAATACCGCATTGACCGTTAAAGTCATTATGGTTGCTTTCACGCCCAAGTATACGATAGATCGGAATTGCTTCAATCATTCTGCCATCCAAGGAAACATGAATACGTGAGCACTTCATGTTTCTCTGACCCATGATAGGAAAATGTTCTTTCAACGGATAAATTGCCCTTCCATCTTTTGTAATCGCATATAATTTATATTCCATGCGCCCCCCTTCTACCTCTTCATTGATATCATACACGAGATGCGCATTACGATCCCTTACTTCATAGTCAAGCATTTGATGGAATGTTAACCAACTTTTGGATGATTCTGTTTTAGTATTCACAGTTAACGTAAACTCGATTCGATCAAAATGCTGTTTGGAATAACGTGTTCTCAATAATTCTTTGATTGATTCAAATACATTTCCTTGTAAAATAGACCGATCAAACTCAACATACACCTTTGTACCAGAGGGCATGAGAGAAACGTCATCTGTATCATTTTCATCGATTGGTGTATCTCGACCAACATGGGGTGCCCTTATTGTGTTGAGACATGCAGATCGACCTTTCGAGTCGCATGTTCTCCATGAGTAAGCCCATATGGCTTCTTTATATTCGCGACACCACTTGGTTAGAAACTTGTTTTTACCGTGACCATATCGGTTACTGATATTGTTCGAGGTAGGAGAAGCCCAGGAAAGGAAGCGCTGGACATATCTTACCCCTGTTCCATTATCAATACATTGAAACGTGCCTTTACCATCGTGAATCTGTATGTTGATTGCTATGTGGGTTGCATTTGCAGCAATTGAATTATCAGTAATTTCAGGTAATACTAACAATGCTTCCGGAAACAAATCTGTATGGGGAACCGCTTCACATGCAGACGCGCGCCATAAAGATTCAAAATCTTGGGGATGAGACATTTTACTATCGTACAAAAAAGAAGAATCAATTTTTTAAGATAGAGACTTTTCTATTCTTAAAAAAATGGAAGAAATGAAAAAGGAAAATGAATCGTTAAAAAAAGAAAACGATGCATTAAAAAAAGAAATAAAAAAACTAAAGGATAAAATAAAACATTATGTTTCCGTGCTATCTATAAAAAAGGATTGATCTATTTAAAACGCCTAGTTTTACCTTTTCGTTTTCTTACAGTACGCCTTTTTGATCGTGTTTTTTTACCACCGCCGGGCGTATCAAGAGGTCTAAAAAAGGGAGAAGGAGGACTAAAATGCATTTTGCTTGCTTCTTCATCTTCCTCCTGTTTATTTACAAATGGAAATGGTGCTCGATAGGTACTCGCTTCATTCCTAATAGGAGACCTAATGGGAGATACTTCACGACCCGCATCTTCCGAAGTTAGTCTTCTTGGCTCTTTACTTTCCTGAGACCATTTCAGTTCTACAGCCGATGGTTTCCAATCTTTAATAGAAGATTGCATCCAATCTGGCGTTGGATTTTTTTTTCCTAAAGGACCACTAGGAAATGGTTTTATGTCAGAACTTGATGGATGACCCATACGCTCTCTCATATTCGCTTGCGCTTGTTGTATTACATCTGTATAGTCAAACGTGCTTCGTACTTTTGGTGGGTCAAGATCTATAACTGCTAATTTACCCTGAATGTTTACCTCTTGTTTATCTGTATAACCTGGGCATTTCTGTTGTTCGATAGGTATCCCTGGATAAACTGGTTTATCATCATTATACCCAGCAAATTGTCTATGAATATACCTATAATACCCTGGCACCGAAAGATCCATTTTTTCATGAGGTCTTAACCTAGATTTTGTTTCCTGTATAATAGGATCAGTTCCATTATCTGCTAAATCTATAAACCATGCATTATTACCCCATGTCCACTCAATAATATGATCTGCAGGTGCAATTTTTTTATCCCTATAATACTCTTTTTGTTCTAAGTTATCATATAGACTTTTATAATAAAATCTCAACGGAGATATTAATCTCCTCGTATTACCAACCTTAGCAATCATAACCTCTATTTTATACTGACTAACATTTTGTCCACGCTTATAACATACTATAATTTCTGTATGCCATGGTTCCATATAATAAAGAATATAAAAAATTGATTTCTTTTTTTTTATTCTAAACCACAATATGGCTCTACACGATCAAATCAAAGACATGGCAAACGATATCTTCAATGTCCTCGGATATGGACACTCGGAATCCGTTTACCAAGCAGCGTTTCTGATTGCTCTGCAAGATGCCAACCTCCCCTTTGAAACAGAACGTGTGATTCCCGTTACGTTTCGTAACCGTCAAGTTGGATTCATTCGTGCCGATATTATCGTAAATTATGAACTAGTCATTGAATTGAAAGCCGTACCGAATCCAGAATCTACATTGATGGATACGATTGAACAATGTAGAATGTATATGCGATATACCGATGTTCCACATGGTATGGTGATCCTCTTTCCGAGACGGCAAACTCGCCTGTTGATTGAACATGTAGTTTAAATACTTGCTCGTCCCTTATCGAGTAACCAATCTTGTTCTACACGATCTACCGTATTGTTACGTTCCATTGCAGCCGATAGTATATGCGAGTTCATCACTTGACTCATTTCATACTTTAAACTAGACATGTCTTTTGGAAAACAAGTACCTCCGAAACCCCTTTTTCTGTCATGACCAAGGACCATCGTATGACTTGGCATAATACGCTCATCTTTGGCGGCAATGCCTACTACATTGGAATAATCTATTCCCTTTTTTTGACAATATTCGTAGATTTCGTTACAGAATGACACTTTCGTAGCTAAGAAACAATTACGAAACATCTTTACCATTTCCGCTTCCTTATTAGTCATAAAATGTAAGGTATCATGTTCAATACATCCATTTTTCTTGGCAAGTCGGAATAAGGACGTCATGGTTTGTTGAAAGGCGTCGTTTTGACCACCAAAAATCCAATCCTTGTTCTGAATAAAGTCTTGGATATAGTTTTTTTCAGTTAAAAACTCGGGCATAAAATAACAATTCAATCGATCACTGGTACCAACTGGGACAGTAGAACGCAACACAATGAATCCCGTATACCTTTGCAAATCTAACAAGACGCGTTCAATAATTCCTGTAAAACAAGACCCATCGGTATACATTGGGGTAGGGACACTAATAAAAATGACTTCACACGTCATGAGATCATGTATCGTTACACCTATTGGGTCGCATAAATGTGGTTGAATATCAAAGGCGACAACGTCAATGTCTTTACATTTTAATTGATAGGTTGCTTTTCCTACAAACCCATTTCCAATGATTCCAATTTTCATATCTTTTCTTAGTATTATTTATTTAAACCCTAAACATATTCTTTGAGATGAAACCAATCCACCTCTTCATTATGAATGATCACTTTTTGAAAGGTTTGAAGTAGTTTCACAAACTCTTTATGTTTTTCCAGTGTTATTTCTCCTACCATCATCATCATTAAATAAATGCCAAACCCTCCTACATAAGGATTACTTTTATATTTGATAAACATTTTTTTGTTATCATTATAAACATAACATGGACTAACTTTTAACCAATCCGAATATGATTTACATTGAATCTCGTTCCACATAAGATGTACCGGACAAGACGTAACGCGTTTCGCCTGTAAACAAAGCCTAGTTTTATGTGTAGTAAACGGTTGATAGGTTTGAAGTAAATTATTTCCTTTTGGATTTGTTTCAATAAAAAAGGAAATAAAGATTGTAATGATGCATATCCAGCATCGGTTGAATCAAAATCGATCGGGATAGAGATTCGATTTACGCGCCTTGTCATAGTTTATTTCTATATTTTAGTTTTGCGAAAATTGACATCACAATGTCATTATACTAACGACGTTTGCTACGTTTATTTTTCCTACGTTTTACGGTCTTACGACCGAACGGCTTTTTTACACCTCTTTCTAATTCTCGACGCCCTCCCATATAATAAAGTTTGGCTGCATTATTAACTTTCGTTGCTTCTCGATCAACCTCTGCGACTACCCCGAAATATTTAGGCTTATCTTGATGTTGATTTAGTTTGGAAATCATATTTTATACAAACATTTTAGCGGGGGAATCCGACAAGGTTAGCACCAATACCGAACCCGGCTCCAGTACGAGCAGTCATCGACATGCTAGGAATATAGGTATCTAAAATGGAAAAGGTGGCAGCAGCAGTCAATGCAATAAGCCCAACTTCTTCTAAACTAAGTCCCTTGCCCTTGGGAATAGCATAAGCGGCAATAGCGACCATTAACCCTTCCACTAAGTATTTGATAGCTCTCTTGAGTAATTCTCCTAAATCAAACATAGTATCTCTAAAGAAAATATTTTAGATAAAAAGTGCTCCCACCATAATAAACAATAGCAGAACTAGGAATTGAACAAACTTCTACAAAGATTTTCCTAAATCCATACTATTATAAAGAAAAAACTTAAACAAACAACAGAAAGTAGACTATGCCCGATTTATTAGATGAGGATAAGCCTATCGCACAGCAAAAGTTTGTATGTGTTTCTTTTATTTCCCCAGAAAATATCCTTAAGAAGAAGGAAATCTTCTTTTTCGATCAATTCGTAAAGAATTGGGATTTTGTAAAATCGATGCAAAAGTATTCCGAGTTTACCGGATTCCTTTCTTATAAATACAATTTACCAGCAGATCAGTTGATGCAAGACTTTTCAGAGTTCTGTAAAGAGGAAACCGATAAATTGTCTAAAAAGTCCGTTTTGGATGACTATAAAACATTTCTAGATAAGTATAACGATTCCATGGAGTTGGAGTTTAATAAACAAAATGAGTTTCGCACCAATACGCGTGGGTTAAAGATTCGTGGAACATATCCTTCACAAGAAGAGGCGGAAATGCGAGCGAAATCATTGCGAGAGCATGATCCTTATCATGATGTATTTGTTGGACCAGTAGGAATATGGATGCCGTGGGATCCAGATGCTTATCGTACCGGAAAGGTAGACCATTTAGAGTCGGAGCTGAATCAATTAATGGAGAAGAAGCAAGAGAATGAGGCAAGTGCCAAGGATTATTTTGAGAAGCGAATTAAGGAAACAAAGCAAAAAGCAATGGAAGAGAATAAAAAAAAGGCGATGGAAACAGGTAATAAATTGAGCCAGTCTATTGACGAATCTGGTAATTTAACGAAACACTTGGAGGAAGTGAAGAATACACTTTTTTCTAAGTAATAGTATATGAAAGCGGTTGTAGTGGAGTTTATCGGAACATTTGTTTTTTTGTATGTTATCTTAGCAACGGGTAATTTTTTAGCCATTGGCGCGGCATTAGCTCTTTGTATTTTTTTAGGAGGAAAGATCTCGGGGGGTAATTTTAACCCAGCCGTTACTATTATGATGGTCGCTGCCAAGAAACAACGTATGGATACCTTGTTCCCTTATATTATGGCACAGGTATTGGGCGGGTTAGCCGCATTAGCACTGTATCAGCGTATTTTAGTATAGTAAAGTATGGAATGTCCTCATTGTAAAATAGGGATTGAAGTCATTGAAATAAACTGTTCTATTTTCCGCTGTGGTATTTATAAAGACACATTTCAACAAATACCACCACACTTACCAAAAAAAGAATGCGAGGAACTAAAAAATAAAATATATGGTTGCGGTAAACCTTTTCGTCTTGTAAATGGTACATTAAAACCATGTGACTATATTTAATTTTCCCAAATCGCACAGGATACATCATCTATACTACCACCATAGTTGGTTTTATAGGCTCTCTTTCCGTCAAAGAACTCCCATTCTTGACGCCACCGTCGCTCTGCTTCTTCCGCCAGTTCTTTTGCTGATCCAGTGCTTACATCGACAAGCATATCAAAGAGTCCGTCACTTCCGCAAACCACGCGCACTTTATCGGTGGAAGCGAATTGGATTTGTTTATAAGATGGCGCAAAATCCGTCATTCCGTTATGTCCCAAACTTTGAGAAGGTACAATTGATTCGCCCATTTTGAAATATCCGATAGGCGATTCGACATTTTCTACACGAGTATCCGATACGGGGAATGGTGCTTTACTAGAGTGGATAAAATGAACGAGCGGTCTCGTACGTTCTACTTCTGCCGGATTGAGAAATGTATGAATATCAGTTGTATACACGTGTTCTCCGTTTAGGAACACGTGTGTTTGAGAATCGCCAATGTTCCACAGTTCAGCCATAGTTCCCGTAATTCGAGCCATAGTAAGTGTTGTACCGCTTTCGTAAAAGTTACCACCTTTTTCAACAAGATCCCATAAAGTACGTGCGGGATTTTCGGTTCCCATTACTTCGTCCATGTTCAATGTCTTTACATAATCAATACATGTATCGAACCCATGACCGTCAAACACTGCAATATAATCGGAATCACGTACTCTCCCGAATACGGCGTAATCCTGTCCTTTTCCAGTTGGAAGCGAAATCATATCCATTTTACGTATTCTTACAACGAAACGATTTCAATTTTAAAAGTATTGAGGTATTTTATTCTTCCCTTGTTCTAAGGCTTTTTGAAGTAAAAACGAAACGGGTGCAGGAATACAATAAACGTTCATTGGTTCATCTACATCAAAATAACCTTCTTGTTGTAATATCAAAGCTGCCATCAATCGATGATGCCCGTCGACAATAGCATGTTTTCCGTCTTCTTCTAAAGAAACTAATAAGGGTGAATCAAGTTTTTTCCGTTTCCATTTTTCGGCGATTTGCTGGCTTCTACTAATTCGAATCTCGCCTTGAGACACTCGTAAAAAAGATAATGGAACAATCATTCGGTTACCAGGAATACCAATTTGTTTTGAAAACTCTTTCATTTCTTTCAAATCATGAAATTGAGGCATTTTATGTCGAGGTAATAACCGCTTCATACTTTTTGGAGCAAGACGTTTACAAAACCCATTCTTACATGCATCATCTTTTCTGGTCTTCATATTGTTTCAAGATAAAAGATTTACCTATCTCTATCATTTCAACACGTTTCGATTCCTGGGTTAAAAAAGATTCCCATAATGCAGAGTCTACAACCGTATCTGTTTCATAAAAATAAATCGTTCCTAAGGTTGGCAACGTATTTAATTTATCCATACAACGAAATAGTAAATGTTTCATAAAGGAAAAAGGAGAATTCATATCCAATGGCGTATTTAGTTTCTTCATACAAATCACTACACTATCTTCTGTGGAAGGTGGACAATGCATTAATAATCCGCCGTCGATATAATACTCGCCTTCATAGAATACAGGAGGGAACATGATGGGTATAGAAGAAGACATGTTAATGGCTGTTAGTATTAATAACTCTGGATGAGTACTATGATGTAGCTCTACCGATTTTAGATCTGTGACTGCCGTCGTATACAAATAGATATCCATGTTGGTCCGTTCATATAACTCTTTCATAGTAATAGTTAACGGTATATCATAGGCATGAAACAACGGTGCCATTAATTCTGTAAAACAACCAGATGAAACAAAACCATGTTGTGTCCAATCTAATTTAAACCATTTATGCAAGGGTCGTTTTACAATATATTCAATAATTTCATCTACAGGAATACCAATACATAATAAAACGGCGAGAATAGAACCTGCAGAGGTACCACGAATACTATCCCATTTATTACCTAACACACTAAGCATTCCTAGTTGTATTAAACCATAGGGTCCGGCTGAAGATATCACTAAATGCATAAAAGAAATACAATATACTATTTATATAATTTTCTTTAGAAGTTACAATGCAGTCTACGAAACTTAATTTAGATGAGCTCTATGAATACAAAAAAGAACAAGATTTAACTACGTTGAAAACCTATCAACAGATATTAGACAGAGCTCATAAACAAATTAAAACAGCTTCTCGTCAGAAAATAAATCATGAATGTTGTTGGTATGTTGTTCCAGAGTTTTTATTAGGAATACCACGTTATGATGTAAAATCGTGTGTCGCTTATATCATTCATGAATTACAAGAAAATGGATTCAAAATAAAATATACACATCCAAATTTATTGTTTATTTCGTGGGGACATTGGGTACCTGATTATGTACGTGATGAATATAAAAAACAAACCGGTGTTGTCATTGATGGATTTGGAAAAGAAGTGAAAAAAGAAGAAAAGAAGCCTATAGTAAAACCAGCTTACAAATCAACCGGTATTTACGATGATTTTATAAAGTTGAGTTAATATGTTAATAAAGTCTAATGACTTGAGATTTGAAGAGAATATAGAATGTTTACTATAATTACCATATCTGTTGGTGAGGCATACTTATAGTTTAAGACGATTCCATATTAAGGAAATACGTAATTTATTTTTAGTGTAGATGTAATTTTTATTACGATGTCAACATCAGTTGTTTTATTAGGAATAGTAGGTGGTTTGATTGGACTGCCTATTGCCTACGGTGTATATATGGAGATTAAAGAGGCATTGAAACCGGTCAATAGACCTAACACGATCGATCCGGATGGAAACCGATACAGGGATATTTATGATACAGGTGTGCTTAATATTAAAAAACCTGTATTTCTACACATTGATCCGGGTATATATCGAAACACTGCTACCTATGATCCATCGCCTCTATTAAGTAATGGTTCTGTATCTAATTATAGACTTACTTTAAGAGCTGGAAAATCAAGAAAAAAAACAAAAAATAGACGATTGTTTCGATAAAAACGTAAATGAATAGATATCATAATCCAACCGATGAATATAATAGAGTAATATATGAAGTGAAATTGCCTTATCTTGGAAAAAATATAAATAATAGTATGGCTTTAAAATATGTAGTACCCTTAGCTTGCATAGGGTTAAGTGCAGTTACCGCAGTTACCTATGTTTTTTATAAAAGGTATTTTAAGGCTATTCCTGTTAAAACAGACAACTCTTTAGAGGGAACGGAATTACAACCATATTATAAAAATATTGTAAGTTTAGGTGGAAAAACAAAGAAAGTAAGAAAATATAAATCAAAAACTAGACGAGCCTAAAATAGTGAGTTAGTATATGGTAGATATATTGGAAGTGACAAAACTTTCAATTTTAGGAATAATAGTAATATCATTTTTTACATTTATTGGTATGAGTGCATATGAAAATACAACATCTAGCGAACCGAATCAGCGTCCATCGGATAAAAATATGGAGAGAAAGCAACTTATAGCCGCTGGTGGAAAATCAAGAAAACTAAGAACCTTAAAATCAAAAACTAGACGATTGTTTCGATAAAAACAATGCCAGATGAATAGAAACTTGTTCAGAAAGAGCATCAAAAGAACGTTCCGGATGTCCGGCAATTCCATAAAACGGATAATCCTTGTATTCAAATAAATCAATATATCCATCTTGAGATGCAACCGTCGTAATCATGGGCGTTTCTTTAGAAACACCATATTTATGGTGATGCGTTAAACAAGGGGCAAGTTCCATTTTTTTTCGGAGTTCCAAGGGAAACCATCGTTTTAAACTAGTTTGTCGACTAGTAAAATAGATTGGTAAGACAGCATCTACTTTTCGTTTTTCTAACACTTGTTTTAATGGAAGTCCAAGAGAAAAAGCATACAATATTTCAAATCCTAAACAAGTTCCCCAAATGAAAAAATCTTTTTTTGTTTTAGCATACTCAAAGGATATTCTTAATGTATTCATATAGGTTTCCCTATAAGAATTATATATTTGATTTTCGATCGCGCCTCCAATCCATACAACACCTTTACATTTTTTTAAATAAGGTATTGGATTCGAATCATAAGGGATTTCAAGACATTTCATACCAATAGATTCTAACCAATGTATATAATTGACTGGATGTCTAGGTTTATGTTCTGTAGATGGCATACAAATAACCCCAATCATATTTAATGGTGTTTTTTTATTTTTTCATATAGTTCTAAAAAACGACTATACGTAGACCGTTCTACTTTATCTAAATAATTTCCATAATAAATTGGAAAGGGAAACATTTAATCTACCTAGTTATTTTATGGAATATCAACGGATGATGCTGAAAATGAACATGGAACGTTTACGGGAACGTGCCATGACAAATCATTTATTATCGTCGATTGTCAAGGATTACGAAGCGTATGAAGAAAAATTAAAGGAACAAGATAAGCACCATGAGTTACAGATGCAATACATTGTCGATTATATAGAAGATTTGATGGAAACCAATGAATTAACCGAAACTGGATTAAATCACGCCAACTATGAAAGGATACGCATTTTAGAGGAAATGGATAAAATTAAAAAGTCGCTCTCCTAGTTTTACGCTTTTTGCGACGATGTTTGGTAGGTCTAGGGGTCCAACCACCAGTTGGAGGTAAAGCAGCATTTACATCTCTTAAAAGCCCAGGTACAACGGTATTCGGTTCAATATTTACTTCGCTATTATTTAAATTACGTAATCTAGCAGTTTCGGCTTGAATCCTACCTGCGATAGCCTGTAAAACAGGTTGAGGTACGTTACCTAAACGAAGTATTCTCGCTGTGATATCTGCAAGGCTTCTTGTAATTTCTTCTAAAAGAAGTCTCTCACTCGTTGATCTAAAAGAAACCCCTTCAGTGAGATTGGTTAATGCCTCATTAACTGGATTTGGTATGTCTGGTCTGGCTGCTGCGTCTGCTGCGGGTCTTCTAGAACTAAAAAAACTTGCCATACACTATATTTGGATTTTATCTTCCCAATTCGGATCCATTGGGTTCGCATTATTTGGCATAGTGGTCCCTACTTCATGATAGACATCCAAATCGGTTACATCTCCTATATTTTGTCCAAGAGGGTCCATTCCCGGAAACGAGTTTTTATTATAAGGAGGATCATTTCTTGAAGCATCGAGTAATTTTAACGGAGGGGGGGTTATTTTGAAAGTCGGCTCATTTTGTGTATTGTATCCTTGTTCTAAATAAAGCAATGGGCATTTAATTCCTTGCGAACGTTGCCAGTCCACAAACTCTGCATATTCCTGTAAATTATGAAAGACGATTGGATTGACACCAGGTATAGTTGCTAGATTGGTATTCTTTAGTAATAGTTCATTGCCGTTTTTTATTAAGAGGTTAGGGCATCGAGGCTTAAACCCTTCCATAATTTCCACGGCTTGTGTTGCGTAAATATAAAGGCATAGACCAAAAAACAATAAAATATACCACATATAGTATATGATTAAAATTCATGAATCAGGCGACCTCGATAAATTAAACCATTTAGAAAGAAAAAAAAAGATTTTAGCTAGATTTGTGTTAAATGGATGTCCAGCTTGTCAGCACAGCCAGCCTGAATGGGACAAGTTTTCAAAACGAAAAGCAGACTATGCGATTGCTGAAATTGAGGAAAGTTTTCAAAAGGAGTTTCAAGATCGAATGGCAAAACGGGGTGCCTTATTTGATGTACAAGCCTATCCTACTATTCTGATGATACATGCTAGCAACGTAAACCCGGTAGACATGAAAACACTTACACGAAAAAACATAAAAAGAAAACGTAAAACTAGAAGATGATTCTATCATGGAATACAAAACGTATGCAACGAGAGGTAGAAGAGTTAGGAGGAACGATTCGAGGGCAAACCCTTGTGTTATCGCCCAATCATGAAATGGTATTTCCTCCAGGATATCCATTCAAACCGCCTATTTTGTTGGTAAATCAAAAGGATCATTGTAATTATTTATGTAAATTATATTCCAACTATGATACGTTTATTCGAAAATACCATATTCCTGTGGTATGTAATTGTAATCAAACGATCACCACTCAATGGACGCCTTGTTATATAGGTAAGCATGTATGGAATGAATACCATTTGTATATAAAACAATTAAAACAAGTGGCGTCTTTACAAGTGGTAGTAAAGGGGTTACCGTTTGACGATTTAGTGTTTACTCATATATCTTCTTTTCTATAAGGATACTATGTGGGGACCACCTACTTGGCATTATTTACATAGTTTAGGAGAAGTAGTACATCCAGATCATTATCAAGCAGTCAAGCAGATTTTGTGGAAACACGTCGTCGAACTATGTAGCAGTGTTCCTTGTCCGGACTGCGCTGCGCATGCCGCTTCTTATTTATCGAAAATACCGGTTCCACCTACCAAAGATGCTTTCCGCGGAACGTTATGGTTATTTCATAATCAAGTGAATCAACGAACAGATAAACCAATGTTTCCCAGAGAAAAATTAACAATGTATCGTATTCCAGTGCGTATTACTTTTCCGCTGTGCAAACAGGCTATGAGACAACAACCTTATAATCCATTGTTAATGATTCATAAAATGCGAACAGGAAAAGCATTAGAAGCAATGGAACAATGGTTGAAACAAAATAAACTTATGTAAGCTTTAATAGCGACCCCCAAAATGATTGTTGTTTTTTCTCATTTACTTTTTCTTCTTGCAGAAATCGGAAGGCTCGTTCGGTTGCCAAACGTCCTTCCTCTGCTTCCTCTTCTTCCAAAATACGTTCCGCTTCATCTCTTGTTAATGGTTTCAACATAGCACTTCGTTCTTGTTTCAGTTCTTCTAATGTTCCGCGTTTACGATAATCTTCTTCGGAAACACCAATAACCGAATCAAAGGTATAGACGCTTTTCAAATCAGAATAATAGGGTGTATTCGCGGAAGAAATAGTGCTTACCACCATCGATCGACTTTGTTGTTTCCGGTCTTCAAAGGAAGGAGCTTCTTCTTCTGATTTTAACCAATCACCATATCCATCTTCTTCTTTTAAATAAAGTGTATCAAAAAGACGATTAAACTCTTGAGAAAATGTTTTTTGATCTGTAAACTTTTGTGCCAGGATACGTTTATCAGAATCTTCTAAACTTTCTAATATAGTTCCAAAATCCTGAGGTTCATACATATTCGCTTGAACTTTTCGTTTGAACGAATGGACAGATGATAACAAAGAATAGGCTTTATGAAAAAATAAAAAATATTCCTTGTCTAATCCAGATTTGTCTGGATGAACGGCAACTACACATTTACGTGCTTCTTTTAAATCTGTTTCTGTAAAGTCTTTGGATAATTTAAAGAGGACTAATAAATCATCCAAGGTATAATGATCAATATTTAAATCCATATCTTAGAAAAAGCTTTGTTTTTAATTTAGAAATCTTTATGAATATGATCTATTAAACATTTGAGATCTTTAAGCATGATCATTAATTCTTGTTTTTTGTCATGATCTTTCGTATCCCGTACTTTACATTCTAATTGGTAGTATAAGCGTTGAGCACTATTTATGTAATTATACACTTTTTCATCGTATCCCTTACTTTTAGCGAGAACCATCCATCCCAATTGTTCAAACTCGGATTTATACCACAAGTTTAACCAAACAAAGGTGGCATCATTTTTACATTTTCTTGTCTTTCTACCTCCCTCAAGATTTAAAGGGGCGCTTGGTCGTTGGGGAGTAGTTGCAACAGGAATAAAATTACCCGTATTTACATTTGCCGCAGGCGCGGGGCTAGCTGCAAGTGCGGGGCTAGGGGTTAATATTAGTTCAGACAACCGATCCGATATATTAGCTTTTTTTGGTATCGGACGAACTACATTATACTCTTTCATTGATTTACGTGATTTTGGGGCAGCATACATATTTTATAGATAGATAATTCTATAGAAAATTGATATCGAAAATCCTTAATTTACCGTAAGAATGGATCTCTCGAATTACCAGCGCAAAACCGATATTGGTCATGTCCTTGATGCTCCCGACATGTATATTGGTCCGATTCAACCTGTAGATTCTACCAACTGGGTTGCTCAGGAAGGTAAAATTATACCCAAAACACATCTTCATATTGCTGGGTTGTATAAGCTCTTTGATGAAGTTCTGGTCAATGCACATGATCAATACATTCGTATGAAAGAGAAATCACCTGTTAGCTATATTCAAGGGTCGTGCGTCGATGGAACAATTACGGTGATCAACGATGGACCCGGTATTGATATAGCGATTCACCCTGAATACCAAGTGTATATCCCTCAAATGATTTTCGCCGAACTTCGTACCTCGACCAACTACGATAAGGGAGAGAAGAAAATCGTCGGAGGTAAAAACGGCTTTGGTGCAAAGCTGGCGATTATTTGGTCCACCTATGCCAAGCTGGAAACAGTGGATGCAACTCGCCAGCTGAAATATACTCAAATCTTTCGCGACAATCTTAGCGTGATCGAACCACCTACAATTACCAAGTATACAAAGAAACCATATACTTCACTGTCCTTTACACCTGATTACAAACGGCTTGGCATCCAAGGCTTGGATACGGAAATGCAACAACTGTTTGAACGGCGCATGATGGACATTGCTGGTATTACTGATAAAAAGGTTAAAGTGAGCTGGAATGAAAAGTTACTCTCGGTTCAAAACTTTTCAGCTTATATCGATGCCTATGGGATCGAAAACAAAGTCCAAGAGGCATGCCCTCGGTGGGAATATGCTTTCGCGTTATCCAATGAATACCAACAAGTGTCTTTTGTCAATGGCATTCATACACAAAAGGGTGGTCGACATGTTGATTATCTGGTCAATCAGTTGACACGTAAAGTCGTCGCTTATATCCTGGCGAAAAAGAAGGTCGAAGTGCGACCAAGCATGATCAAAGACCGCCTTACGATCTTCGTGCATTGTTCGATTGAAAATCCAACCTTTGACAGTCAAACCAAAGATTGTCTTACGACACCAGTTCAACAATTCGGCTCGACATGCGAAGTCAGTGATAAGGTAGTTGAAAAAGTGGTCAAGTTAGGGTTTATGGAACTTGCCCTACGAGCGACCGAGCAAAAGGAGCTAGCTACCGTCAAAAAACAAGATGGTGTCAAGTCACGCGTTATTCGCGGTATTCCAAAGTTAGTCGATGCGAACTTTGCTGGTACCGTCAAATCCTCGGAATGTACACTCATCTTATGCGAGGGAGACTCTGCGAAAGCAAGTGTCGTGAGTGGTCTGTCAAAAACAGATCGTGACAGGTGCGGGGTTTATCCGATGCGTGGTAAGATGCTCAATGTACGCGATGAGTCACTTACACGAATCAACGATAACAAAGAGATTCATGAGCTCAAGCAAATTATGGGCTTGGAAATTGGGAAAGTGTATACCGTAGAGGATGTACGAGCAAAGCTGCGATATGGGAAAATCTTGTTCATGACCGACCAAGATCCAGATGGTAGCCATATCAAAGGACTTGGTATCAATCTGTTTGGTAGTCTATGGCTGTCCTTGCTCAAACAGCCGGGCTTTATCGGCTTCATGAATACTCCTATTATCAAGGCGAAAAAGGGTGGAAAAGAAATGGTGTTTTACAATGAAGGACAATATGACACCTGGAAAGAGTCCGACCCGAAAGGATGGGAGGTCAAGTACTACAAAGGGTTAGGTACCAGTACTTCGAAAGAGTTTATGCAATATTTTCAAGAGAAGCAAAAACATATCGTACAATTTGAATGGCAAGACCAGTGCGGTGATTCGATTGATAAAGTGTTTAATAAAAAGAGAGCGGATGATCGCAAGCGATGGTTAGAAGGCTATTCCAAAGATGCCTTTCTCGACACGACACATCGTACCATTTCCTATAGCCAATTCATCGATAAAGAGTTGAGTCATTTCTCGATTTACGATTGTAAGCGTTCGATTCCGAATGTGGTAGACGGTTTCAAGCCGAGTCAGCGTAAAATTATGTTTGGCGTTTTCAAAAAGAAGTTGACGAAAGAGATCAAGGTCGCTCAGCTAAGTGGTTATGTGTCGGAACATTCTGCCTACCATCACGGTGAAGCCAGTTTGAATGGTACGATTGTCAATATGGCGCAAGACTTTGTTGGATCGAATAATTTAAACTTGTTGATGCCGAATGGTCAGTTTGGCACACGCTTAGAGGGCGGTAAAGACTCGGCTAGCGAGAGATATATCTTTACAGAGTTGCCCAAATATATTCGGTTGATCTTTCCAGAGGCAGACGATGCTGTATTGGACTATAATTATGACGATGGTGACCGTATTGAACCAACCTATTATGTACCGATTATACCGATGGTTCTAGTGAATGGGTGTCGCGGCATTGGTACTGGTACGAGCACCAATGTGTTGTGTTATCATCCGAAGCAAATTATTGATTATTTGATCGCTCGGCTAGAAGGATCTGCCGAACGGTTAGAGTTGATGCCACACTATCGAGGGTTTCAAGGAACGATTGATGGCAAGGGTAAATATGTGATCAAAGGTGTTTATTCTAAAAAGGATTTGACAGTTCACGTCACCGAGCTTCCAGTGGGTGTATGGACGGTAGAATACAAGGAACACCTAGAGTCTTTGATTGGTACAACGATTAAAGAATATACGGATAATTCCACAGACAAAATGGTAGATATGACGATCAAGTTGTTAGCCGATGTGGATGTAGAAAAGGTGTTGAAGCTGGCGACTACGATGACGACAAGTAATATGAACCTCTTCGATGCAGATGAGCATTTGAAAAAGTACGCGGAGATTCACGATATCATGGAAGAGTTTTACTTTGTGCGACATATGACGTATGAGAAGCGAAAGGTTCATCAATTAGCGGTTCTTAAGGATACGTTACACAAGGTAGAACAAAAAGTCAAGTATATTCGTGCGAACTTGTCAGGAAAATTAGAAATGAGAAACAAAAAGCAAGATATGGTGTATGCGGATCTCAGGGCGTTGAAGATTGATATGCGCGATGACTCTTATTCTTATTTGACAAAGATGCCGATGGATAGTGTGACGGAAGAAAAGGTACTCGAGTTAGAAAAGGAGTTTCGAGAGATTCAGGCGGAAGTAGCAACATTAACTGCCATGACCATCGAACAAATCTGGACACAAGAATTAAAAATCTTAAAGAATAGTATATGAAAACAAGAAAAATAAAAATGAGAGGTGGGGATATTGAAAAGAAAGATGGTATATGGCAACGAACAGCAAGTACAATAAAGAGCAACAAAATAGTAGAAAAATATCGTGATTTAGAGATAGTTGAATTAACAAAATTGACAACATCCGACCTTACAAATAGTAATGCAGTGTTAGAAAGCGATGAAATGGAAACTAAATTTAAAGATATGTGTCAGAGTGTCGATAGTCCGACACCTGAAATAGAGGAAACAAAACAAAATATGCGTAACATTATAAGCCTTAGGAATGACGAAAGTATGAAATACTTAAAACCAGTGAAAAAACCTTTAGAGAAGGAGTCAAGAAAAGGGGGTCATAAACATAGATTGTCATTGTGGCGTAAAAAATATAAAAAAATAAGAAAGATCTATTACGATCGTTTTGAACCACCCCTAGAGGACGAATTACCTTTTTTATCTAGTGAAAAGGCTACGTTAACACAAAAACGTGATTACTTAGCGAAAGAATTAAGTATGATTGTTTCTAATAGAAAGGAATTAGAGGCAGGATTACCAATGTTAAAAGGGCGATTATTAAAATTAATAGCTAAAGAAGATGTAGAAGCCGTCAAAAATGAGATTGACGAATTACTTTTTAAGTTGGGTGCTAAATACCCGAAAACGAACGAGATAGAAGAGATAAGTAATTTTATAACACAAAAAGAAGAACAGCTGGAGTCCCTTAGAGAGTTACAAGAATACTTTGATGAAACGGAACGTAATCTAACAGAGGTAGATGAAGATATTGTGGCGTATACCCCTGAAAAAGCTAAAGGAGCAGCATTGGAATACGGAGAAGGGTTTGACTTATCTGTTGAAATGAGAAAAGAAGCAGCAAGTACTCAGGGTCGAGCAGAAAAAGTACGCCAGGATCAAACAGACGATGCCGTTTTAGACGAAGCTACAGAACAAGCAGCAAAAGAACGTGTAGCACTTTTGTTTAAATGGGAAATAGATAAAGCAAAATATAGTTATAATCCTACTTCAACAGACCCTAATAGAGATGAAAAAATGAATAGTATACTAGAATTGTCTACTTCATCAGTCCTTCAATCCTTACAGGAAAAACGTAGAGAATATATAGCCGATTTAATCAAGAAAGAAGAGTTGATCCGCATAAAAATAGAAGAGTTGATCCGCATAAAAACAGAACACTTCTCATTAACAAAAAGTGAGGAAGATTTATTTGACATGTTTGATAAGCTAAAAGAAGAGGATGATGAAGCAGAAATAAGTAAAATAAAAAATGCGAATACTGAGATGTATGAAAAATATGAACAAGACGAAAGAATGTTCACAGAACTACAAAAATTAAAGGGAGATCTCGAATCGAGTCAAGCAATAAGAACATTTTTAGAGTCAATAAAAGGTGGTAAACGTAAACGCAAAACTAGGCGAGTGAAACGGTAGTTATAGTATATCCCTGTTTGTTATAAAAGGCGCGCCTTTTGTTCCATTGATTTTGAAACGTCGGATGCGGATCTACAATATCAATGACCGTAGGTCTTTCGTGCTTTACTCGCAAAATACGCCCCACTGCTTGCGTTACATCTGTTTTCGGTGTCGCCAAGATAAGAGTCGTAAGTGTTTTTATATCCAATGCCTCTTCTGCCATTGCATACGTCGCCAATACAATTTTTTTGGTTTCTGTTTCTTTCAATGCAGACTGTTTCATTCCACCTACATAGTAACCTACCGTACCAAGCTGTCGATAGTCAATCCCTGAATATAAATAGCTAAGCAAGGCTTTCGTATGAGATAAGACCATGATCTGTCCAGTAGTAGGTTCGGCGAGTAATTTTCCGATTTTGTCTAAAATAAAGTCTTTACGCGGGTTAAACTCGGATATTTTTTTAATCATGCTCGTATAATTCGTTTCCCCACGAAAGTTTTGAATCACTACATTGAAATCCTTATCTGGATGCGTATACATGATTTTTTCTATATACACCGTTGTTCTTTCTCGTTGAGCAGAATAAACCACTTCCCCAAGAAATAATTTGAATACTTTAGTCAAGCCATCTTTTCGTTCCATGGTTGCGGATAATCCAAGCATATAAGGAGTCACGATATGAAAGAGGGCATTACTGAACACTTCTGCCGCGATATGATGCGTTTCATCAATAATAGTAAAGCCAAAGCCGCGAAAGATTTCTTTGGGATATTCTTTCATCGAGATACTTTGAAGCATGCCAATCACAATATCTTTATCGACATCCATTGTATCTCCTTGGATACGACCAATTGTTGCGGTAGGAAGAAACTCGCGAATACGCTCGACCCATTGTTCCAACAAAAACTCTTTATGAACAATCACTAATGTTTTACGACCAATTTTATGGATCAGATGAAGAGCGAGAATCGTTTTACCAAAGCCACATGGAAGTTCTAGTAGCCCGCATTGTTTTGGCAAATAGGCATCAATTGCTTTTTGTTGATCAGGACGAATCGATCCATGAAAGGCAACCTCGATCGGGGTTCCTTCGGAAAGTTTAGATGGAGCCTCTTTATAAAATCGCGGGACATAAAAGGTGTTAGGAGATTCACGCCATGCTTTGATGATTTTATCTTCGCCATAATCTTGTTTTACTTTAAAGGTTAATTTACGACGAATCTCGTGTTGTTGCGTAGGCGACAACATTTCTTTAGGAATGGTACATCCTCTGTATCCGATAAACATTTTAGAGACCTTTGAAAAAGAAGGCTCAATTTTTTTTAAAATAATACTTTACAATATGAATCTTTTACACGCAATTGTATTAGTTCTTTTATCCGCAGTTGTTTTACTGGATATCAAAGTGCCTTATCAGGTACGATCGCATATAATACCTATATCGATTGTTTTGATCATGGTGGTGTTTTATTTATTTACGAAATCGCCAGTGTTGGGCGTAGTTGGGTTAATTGCGGCGTATCAATCTATGAAAAACAGTAAAATGCGATATATTCAACCACAGTTACCTGATTATGGAGGCTTTACCCCTCAGAATCAATTCGTAGAGACTTTAGAAGAACATGTGGTACAAAATATGGTACCTATGGTCCATACACCAAGCCCGGTTCATTTAAACTTCAAATATCCAACAGAAAGCAATCACGACGCTGCGCCTATAACTTGAACAATGATGGGAAGTAACACTAGTACCCATGCAATAATACTAAACCCCATAGTACACAAAAAGTTTAACAGTAAAGACCACAAGATAATAAAAAGTAGTTTGAAACTAAAAGACAAGACATGAAAACTTTTTAAATTATTCACGATTAGATAAATCAAGGAAATAATAAAATAGATAAATGCTGGAGAACACAATTTTGATACTTCCATACTATAATACTATACTATAGTATGGCTAAAGCAAAACAAAATACCAGAAAAAATACAAAAAGAACAAAAAGGGTTACGCGTCGCAATCCTCTCGGTATAATCCAGCCTATACAACCTATCCAACCAACACAGCCTATCCAACCAACACAACCAGTTGATTTAAATCACATTAATGAATTGATTGTGTTAGCAAATCAAATGACCAAAGCATCTCAACCAAAAAAATCCACTACTCCTTTGACCCCTGATCAATTGGTTGAAGCACAGCTACCACGAATTGCTGCTTTATCTAATCAAAGTCAATTAGAACAAATCGCTCAACAAAAATTACAAAAAGAACTAAATAGTACTGGAGGCAGAGTTAGACTTCCTAGATCAGAAGAGTTTATATTACCTACCTCTTCGGAAGTGAAAAGTCCTACCTCTACCGAAGTAAGAAGTCCTACCTCTACCTCTACAGAGGTCAGAAGTCCTACTTCTACCTCTACCGAAGTAAGAAGCCCTACATCCACGTCTACCGAGGTTAGAAGTCCTACCTCTACTTCTACCGAGGTTAGAAGTCCTACCTCTACTTCTACCGAAGTCAGAAGTCCTACCTCTACTTCTACCGACGCATATACCCAAGGAAATATAACGGTGACAGGCGGAGCAGGTGCGGGTGCAACCACTGTTTATATAGGTTGTTTGCCAGAACAAATGAGAGTTCGTGCAGATGATGAATCGAATAAAGAAAGATCTAGAGGATCATCTACAAGAATGGAAAAAATGATTGAAAAAACATCCGCTGCAAGAGTTCCCGGGGTTATGCCGGCACTCATGACTGAAACCTCTCATGAAAGAGTTCCCGGGGTTATGCCCGGGTTAATGAAAGCGACTTCATCAAAGAGACCTAAACTATTAATCAATGAATTGATGAAATCAACATCCGCAGCTCGCCCAAAAGGTCCGGTTAAAGAAATGATGAAATCAACCGCTTCTGCTCGTCGTAAGTTCCCAATGAAAGAAATGATGAAATCTGTATCCGGAAAAAAAACTAGAAAAAATAAACTTAAATAAACCTTATGAATTATGATATGAGGATACCGTGGACTGGTCTTGCTTTGAAAACGGTACGCCATGCGATACCTTATTCTTATATGGTTCAAGAAATCAAACAACATCATGTTGAACAAGTACGTATTTTACCAGAAAACAATATTGCGGCGCGTATGGTAGATGGATCTTCACAAACCTCTATTTTTCCGTCTGATGCAGCCTTGTCTTCCCTGTTACTCGAGAATGATATTCCATTTGCGGTAGAAGCAAAGCCTCCCGATGTGATTGGTTCGATTGCTAACGTAGCCTTTCCTATTTTTTTGTTATTTTCTTTCTTGTCTCGAAATACAGGAAATCCGATGGATATGATGAAATCTAAAAAAACATTTGAAGTGGCACCTACTGGTGTTACGTTTGCTGACGTGGCTGGGTGCGATAGTTCTAAATTAGAACTTCAAGAAGTGGTAGACTTTTTAAAGAATCCTCAGAAATACGAAGCCGTCGGTGCTAAGGCTCCTCGTGGTGTACTTATGGAAGGACCCCCGGGTACAGGTAAAACACTTTTGGCAAAAGCAGTTGCCGGAGAAGCTGGCGTTCCCTTTTTATCCGCTTCTGGATCCGAGTTTGTAGAAATGTTTGTGGGAGTAGGAGCAAGTCGGATCCGAGATTTGTTTGAAAAGGCAAAATCGAACTCTCCGTGTATTGTTTTCATAGATGAAATTGATGCAGTAGCTAAAAAGAGAGGAGGAACAATCGGCGGACCTCGAAGCGGAGGAAACGATGAACAAGAACAAACCTTGAACCAATTGTTAACAGAAATGGATGGGTTCAAGGGAGATAGTGGTGTAGTAGTGATTGCGGCTACGAACCGAGCCGAGGTCCTTGATTCCGCATTGTTGCGTCCTGGGCGTTTTGATCGTCGTGTACCGGTAGATTTACCAGATAGGGTTGGTAGAGAAGCGATTTTAAAAGTACATGCAAAGACGCGTCCTTTGGATAATACGGTAGATTTAAAAGAGATTGCCTTACGAACGATTGGGTTTAGCGGTGCTTCTCTGGCAAACGTATTGAATGAGGCAGCGATTATCACAGCTCGCAGAAACAAAACCGTTGTTTCATCTAAAGAGATTGATGCTGCTTTAGATCGTATTACGATTGGTATTGAAAAACCTACGTTAATGACTCAACAAACAAGAGAATTGGTTGCATATCATGAAGCCGGGCATGCGGTCATGGGAATGCTTACTCCTGGGTTTGACAAGGTATCCAAGGTAACGATACTGCCCAGAAGCAATGCGGGCGGCTTTACTTTATTTGTACCGCAAGAAGAAATGTATACGAAACGATATATAGAATCACGTATTCAAGTAGCGCTTGGTGGGAGAGTCGCAGAAGAGTTGGCGTTTGGGTTAGAAAATGCTACGATTGGTGCATCATCCGATTTACAGAATGTAGCCACCTTAGCGAGAAATATGATAACACAATGGGGATTTTCAGATCATCTTGGAAATACCGCATGGGAAATACCAAATACCTATAGAGCATCCGAAGGGACACAAGAGTCGATTGATATGGAAATAGAGGAAATCACAGAAAAGGCGTACAAGGCATGTAAAAAGACATTATCTTCAAATTGGGAATTGGTGAAAAAAGTGGTGGAGGTATTGTTGATCGAAGAAACAATCGACGGAGAGAGACTTCTTAGTTTAAATAATGTAAATTAAATAGTTTGGATGACTATGAGATTTTTTGCCTTCTTGCTTTTTATGAAGATGGATTTGAAAGATATCGATCAAGAGTTGGCGCGACTTAGGATGAGAACCGGCATGTTATTACAGCAAAAACAAGTAGAATTGAAAAAGATTACCGGATTGAACTTTCATAATGAATCTGATATTGAATCGCACCTAAACCGTGAGTTTGACACTCCCAAAAACGTTAAAAGTGAACATTTTGAAGTCATGCGCCACGACTTTACCTTTAAAAAAGTAGGAGGACACGATTTAATTAAAGAAGAATTGTTACAATGCGCAGATGTATTGACCAATTATGAAAAGTACTCCAGGTTTAATGTACGTACCCCCAAGGGACTTATTTTAGAGGGACCTCCTGGTAACGGAAAAACCATGTTAGCGAAAGGCTTTAGTGGAGAAATTAAAGTTGGATTTATTCCAGTTTCGGGATCACAGTTCCAGGAAAAATATGTAGGGGTCGGCTCTGCACGTGTCCGTGAGCTTTTTGAACTAGCAAGGAACAATGTTCCCTGTGTCATTTTCATGGATGAAATTGATGCGATTGGTCGAAAACGATCTACCAATGATAATGGACAGGATCATGATTCTACCTTGAACGAATTGTTAGTGAACCTCGACGGCTTTAAATCGAGCAATGGTATATTTTTAATGGGGGCAACTAATCGTATGGACTTGCTGGATGATGCGCTGCTTCGACCAGGTCGTATTGATAAAAAAATCTATGTAGGAAATCCAGATCTAAAGACAAGGGAAGCTATTATTGATTTACATATCAAAGGAAAACCGCACCAATTTACAACACAATCGTTATTGGATATGACCAACGGCTATTCCGGCGCTCAGCTAGAAAATCTATTGAATGAAGCCATGTTGTATGCACTACGAGATAATCGAGAGGTCATGACACTTAAGGATATGGAAATAGTGATGAATCGAATGTTGGTGGGTTTTCAGTCTACGAAACATGTGCTTACCCCGGAAGCGTTATATCAGGTTGCTGTCCATGAAATGGGTCACGCGTTGATTGGTGTTTTAACGAAAAGGAAGTTGATCAAGGTAACCATTAATTTATGGTCGCCTACCAGTTTAGGGTTTACGATGTTTGAGCCAGCGCCTATTTCTACTAAAGAATCGATGATTCATGAAATCATGATGTTGTTAGGCGGTCGTATTGCGGAAGAAATGTTATGTACAAGTATCACTACGGGGGCAACACATGATTTTGCACAGGCAAAAAAATTGGCAGAGAAAATGGTGTTGGAATATGGAATGGGTAATTACGCGATGATACCGCATGGATCAGAGAGGTATCGCGAACGAATTGATCAAGAAATAGATGATATTCTTACATTAGCCTATCAAAGTGGTAAGTTATTGTTGTCAAAGGTAGAAGGTTCCTTGAAAGAATTGGCAGACCAGTTAGTGAAAGAACAAGTATTGAAAGAGGACGATATACGAAATAAGATAAAATAGAATATAAAGATTTATAATTTTTAAACAATATGTCTCTTTTATGGATTTGTTTCACAGAAGGGATTCATTATTTATGTAAACAAGGAAATGCGGTGCGTTTTTGGCACCGTTGTATGGAGGTAGACGTATTGTATACCAAGTTTTTTCAGTCGATTTCCGGACACTATTTGTATTCTTCGGTACATACTATTCCTTATAAACCAGAGGAGTTTCAGCCTACTTTACCTGTGAAGAAAGTACTTGGATCTGGGTTTATCTCTATTGTTTACGAGTCTGAGTTATATGGTAACCCTATTGTGGTTAAAACTAAACGTAATGGTATAGATGCTAAGATTCATCGAAGTATTACCAATTTAAAATGGTATTTAGATACCATTCATCGATGGTATAAGATTCCGACTTTGTTGCTTGCCTTTGATGAGATTCAACAAGGATTATTGGTTCAGTTAGATTATATACAAGAAGTAAAAAATCATAAACACTTTCAAAGTGTATGTGAGTCTTCTTATATTCGTACACCCATCTTGTTAGAACCCGAATGTAATGAAACGCAAATCGTTATGACTAGATTACATGGTGTACCTGTATCTTCTTTGACGAAAGAACAATTACAAAATCAAATATGGAACCTTACAGAAATGATGATTCAAATGCTTACGAAAAAAGGTTGTATTCATGGCGATCTTCATCTTGGCAATATGATGTTTCAAGAGGATTCGTTAGGTATTTTAGATTTTGGATTTATTATAGAATTAACAAACGAAGAACGTGATCATATGTTTGAATTGGTGAAAGGTTTATTACTGCATGATTATTTAACTGCTGCAGAACATACCCTTTCTTTTATAGAAGGCGAACTTACCTCTGATCAAAAGGAAAACATTATTGTTTATATCATTCATGTTTACCAGAAAAGTATGGAATTGAATCATTGTTTCTCTGTATACAATATTTATGAATTAAATACAAAATTATCCAAGTATAACGTACACTTTCGTTCCTTGTTTTACAAAATCATTATGGCATTACACTCTGTAGAAACATTAGTATGTAAACTTTCTAATCCAGATATGTTAGCAGGTCAATTGGCTATTTTATTATGCCATGAGTAAACTAAAAAAGATAAACAAAAAGGGTGCAGACCATACAAACGATGATTTAGAAAAGTATAAAAATGTCCATAAAAGCAATAAGAAACAAATGATATAGTTTTTAGCTATAGTAAAACCAGTTACAGTGGTCTGTTTGTATGTTTGTATAAAGGATGCCCCATAAACTAAAGGGACGATATAAAAATACCAAGGTTTTTGAGAGAACAACGTATACACAAGTGTTATAAATCCTTCAAAACCAGATGTAAATAATACTAAAGTTTTATCAATAGATTCAATATAACGTGTTACTTCTATGGATTCATTCGAACAAACCATATAACAAAAACAAAAAAAGGGGAAAAATGCCAATAAGGAAAAGGTAATTAAATAATACCGATTACGATTACTGACTGCATCTAACCAAGGTTGTTTGAAGATATCATCTTGCAACTTTTCATACCTTTTTCTTGTTTTTTCTTCCGTCTCTTTTAAAGCTTTTATATGCGGTCCTAAAAAAACTAATAGTAAAAACCCAAGGATGATCAATAGTTCAGAAAGAAAAAAATAGATAGTAGTAGATTCTGTTTTTGTGATATACATAATTCCGGCAATTAACATCCAACAGGATAGATAAATAAGCATTAATATTATTTCCATAGTATAAGGTTATAAATTTTCAAAGGTCGTCTTTTTTCCGTGACAATTACGGCAAAGAGCCACCAAATTATCAATATGATTGGAACCACCATCTGCCAACCTTTGTTTATGATCTACTTCAAACCAGGCGTCTAATTGAGATTGACAGTCGTTACATTTCCAACCTTGTTGAGCAGCTACATATTTCTTTTTGGTACCGCTTACGCTGCGTGAGGTCGCTTCTGTGCCAGAGGTTAAGATTCGTTGTTCAGAAAAATCCTTAAGGTCTTTGTCGATTGGCATATATTGAATCATACCATTGATGTGTTTCATCATTGAAGATGATTCTTGCGGATTCTTTTTTACAAAAATATACATGGAAAACATTCCAAAGACAACCATAGCAATTTTCATATGTTTTTTATAATGAAGTAGTTGTTTTGTATATTTTCCATCATACCACACATCCATAACATAAAGCCCTGCTCCTAACCACAATAACCATTCTCTCATACTATACTATGGATCCAAAAATATGGGGACCGCATTATTGGTTTTTTCTACATACGGTTGCTTTACATTATCCAATACATCCTACATCGATTCAAAAAAAGATGTATCATCGATTGATACATCATTTCTCAGAGTTTATTCCAAATAAATCCATGTCTACTATATACGAATCTTTATTACAAAAATACCCCGTCACGCCTTATTTAGACACACGAAAAGATTTTATAAAATGGGTACACCATTTACATAATAAAGTGAATGAGCGTTTAGACAAACCTACGATTACTTTAGAAGAATATTATGAACAATTAATACCGAAAAAGAAACCATGGATTTTTCTATTTATTTTATTTCTTTTGTTTGTATATGGAGTTAGCTATACCTTTACTAGCACTTGGTGGACTTTATATCGTTTCTAAAAAGAAAGAGACCTTTGTAAATGATCATGAACGTATTATGGATGATTTCAAACCCTCTATTAACAAGTACAAACCACATTATGCGACCACAGATAAATATTTTCAACCGAATCCTGAGTATGTAGCAGAGATCAAAACGCCTACCTATACAGATTTAGCAGGAAGAACTGTAAATCTAAATGCTTATTCTGGAAATATGGTGCCCTATTTTGGAAAAATGAAGAATATAGGAAATAATAAGAATACGAATCCGGATACTATTTTAGACAATAGAAACGGGTCGGGATCTTTACAAATTACAAAATCAGAATCCGCACCTTTATTTCGTCCACAAGAAAATGTACAATGGGCAAATGGTTCTCCAAATGACAGTGATTTTTATCAATCACGTGTAAATCTTAGTCAATCCATGAATAATGTAAAATTGTTTCAAGAAATGTCTGTCGCACCAGGATTAAACAATGGCTATACGAATCAAGGAAGTGGTGGATTCAATTCGGGAATGGAAGCAAGAGAAAAATGGGTAGATAAAACCGTGAATGAACTTCGGGTAGCTACGAAACCAAAAACATCTTTTACATTAGAGAACCATCAAGGTCCTGCACAGACGTTGGTCAAAAATCTTGGTATTGAAGGAAAAGTAGAAAAATATTTACCAGATAAGTTTTATATCAATTCGCCTGATCGCTATCTCACTACTACAGGTGCGACGCTTGGTGCTACAATGCCGTCAATCCAGCCGAACCCTACGATTCATCGCGCCACTACTAGCCAATCTTATTCTGGACCTGCTGGAAATGGAGGTGTACAAAGCGCTACCAAACATGGCATGTATAGGGATGACCATCGTCAACAATTTGGAAGTGAAGCATTTACGCCTGCCGGTTCTGCTGTAGATATGCCGAATACTACACCTCAAAATGATATATTATTAACGAATCGTTCCGTACAAAATGCGTCTTCTTTTGGAGGCATGTATGGTATTGTGAATGCATTGACTGCACCTATTACGGATCTATTGCGCCCGACAAGAAAAGAAGATTTAGTAGGGTTGACGAGACATGGTAATGCGGGTACAACTGTATCGAATGCTCCAATTGCCGAAACCGTTGTACCTCCTACCGTAAAACAAACCACCATGTATAGTCCTTATGAGATGGGTCAACGTGCCTATTTACCGATTAGTGATGGAGCATATCAAATTGCTGACCAACAAGTATCTGAAACCAATCGCCAACATACATCCGTATCTTATATGGGAGGCGGAATGAGTACTTCCCCTCAAATGGTGTCGGATCAAGCAGAGCGAAATGCAAGTATTTCTGCTAATCGTATGACGACAGGACGTATTGCCGGCGGTAACATACAATCATTTAACCCACATATCAATCAAACCACTACTACCAATCGTTCTTCGATGCACTCTTCGTATACAGGAAATGTAGGATCTAGTTTAACCGCTGTATCTCCAAGCATAGAGTTATATGGAGGTATTCGTAATCCAAACAAATATGAAGAACCAGACCGTAATACCCCAGATTTATTAACCGCATTTAAAAAGAATCCATATACTCAAAGTTTACATAGTGTGGCTTAACGTGTATAGCGTCCATGTTTCACAAAGGTGTCTAAGACAAACAAGGTAAAGATTCCTAAAAAGACATATAAAATTAATTCTTCTGTGATTTGTCCCGTTTTTTCATCCCGTTGTTCTTCTAATAAATAAATCATATAATTTAGTTTTTCGGTTAGGTTGGTATCTGGGGTTTTATAAGGAGTAAACTCGTATTCTGGTGTATATTTGTTTTCTGACGTATGTTTAGGCTCGGGTTCCTTTTTAGGAGGTATATAATCGGATAAAGTGTCATCTTCCAATTGTTTAGGATTCGTTATTTTCTTTTTCTTTTCTTCTATAAATGGGGAAGACCAATTACTCAACATTATTATGATTGTATATAAAATATTATTCTTTCTACTTAATATGTTAGAGTATGTATTGAGTCTTTATTTTGTAGTTCTTGCTTATTTTATTCTAAAGAATCAATCTACAACCCCCTCTTTTGAATTGAAAGCATTCGAATTAGCCATCATCATTTATATTACGTATAAGCATCCTCTGCTTGGGTTAGCTTGCACTATGATCTTGTTGCGTCAAACGGTAGAGCCTATGGTATCTCATACTAAAAAACCATGCAGACTTCCTGTAGAAGAACAAATGCGATCTAAACCATCCAACACTATCAACATAGAAAAACCACATGGGGTACCGTCACAAGAATCTTATACTGGTCAAATGGCTAGACCTTATAAAAATGAGCCAAGTAAAAAATATACTCCGTTTTAACTATGTGGTTTTTAGTTTTTTTGTTGGTATGGTTGTATTTTGAGTTGAGGAAAGAATCATTTGTAGTAGATACAGATCAATTGTACCATTCTTCGTATCGTTCTTTTATAAAACTATTACCCTTTCGACACGAATATAGAAAATTAAGAAGGATGTTAAAATAAAATAGTAAAGAAAGGTATGGATCGTATTCATAAAGCAGTATCATCATTGAATAAATCTAAATATTTTACAGGAATTATGATGATCATGTTAAATATCGGCTCTAAATATATTACGGTAAAATTATCCAAGTCACAGGAAGCATTTGTAAGAAATTATATCATTCGTGAATTATTGATTTTTTCGGTATGCTGGATGGGTACAAGAGATATTTATATTTCGATTATTATTACAGCATCCTTTTTTGTTTTAACGGAACATTTATTTAATGAAGAAAGCCAGTTTTGTGTTTTACCAGAAAAATATAAAAAGTTTCATTTATTGTTAGATACAAATAAAGATGGTGTAATTAGCGAACAAGAAATCAATGATGCGGTGGCTATATTGACGAAAGCAAAAAAACAAAAGTCCGCAAAACAAAAAGAAAACGTCTATAATTATTTCAAAAAAGGTTAAACCTATTTTTTTCTACTTCTTATGAAACGGGCAGATTTTTTAGCTTTGTTAGAAAAAAGTGAAACTACGGTAGTAGTATTCATTACATCAAACGATTGTAAACCTTGTACGATTATCAAGCCCATGGTACAATCCAAACTAGCCGAGTTTGGCATTCCCTATCTTTATATTGATCGCACTGAAGATGCCGATGTTTTTTCAGCATTGTTATCGAAACGTCAGATCAAGGGCACTCCTTCTTTGTTAGCCTATGCCAAAGGTAATGTTTCATTGATTGCCAATTTATCGATTTCAGGTACAAATGAACATGAAATTAGTGCATTTTTTGATAGTTTAGAGTTTCTTTAGTAACTTGGATAGTCCCAATAACCTGATAGAACACGATTAGCATACAAACGCCATAGACCGCAAGTGCTGTCATTACAACGCCTAGTATTCCTATCGGATGTACGGGTTCTTTTTGTTCATACACAAAGTCGTGGATGAAATCGTGAATCATCCATATCGCACTTTCTGGATCTAGTTCATTGTTATCGATGATATAGGTCACATATTGTCCCGTAGAAATCCAATCCTTGTGTTTTTGATGGCATTTTTCCAAGTACTCTAGGGTAATGGTTTCCCCCGGACGCGCTCGTTTCAAACATCGCGCATGAGCTACTACCGGATCCGTTTTGATGTAAATGATTCCGGTTAATACGATTTCTTGCTGAAAATAGTGAAACCATTTTTGATAAATCTCATATTCTTCCTTGAGCATGTTCTTGTTTTCATACAGCATTTTTGCAAAGACGTGATAGTCGGTAAGCAAACAACGCTCCGTTATGATAATATCATTTGGGTATCGAAGGATAGCTTCATGTAGCAAAGAGAGGCGAGAAATATAAGCCATCATTTGAAACGCAAACGCGTATTTCGTAGGGTCGGAATAAAACAGTTCAATCATGGGTTTCCCTTCAACACTTTGGATCTTTTCCCATTGTGAAACTGGTTCGTCAACGAAATGAACCGGTTTGTTAGAGATATCTGTAAACTCTTTTTTTAATAGGTTGACTAGGGTAGATTTGCCAGAGCCGATGTTTCCTTCGATAGAGAAAAGCATTTTGCAGGGAGTAAAGAAAAATCCAAATCATTTTTTTATACGAGTATACTATGAAACCCTACTTAAAACAAACGCGTAGTAAACAAGTCGGTTACAATAATACACCATTGACGTTTGCAAAAGCTTATAAATGGACGGGTGGTCAAGTCAAAACAAACTCTTGTATTCATATTTGTTCATTTGGAGGCAATATCAATGGTATTCACACGAAAGTAGGTAAGAATATTTATTTAGTTACCAACAGTGATTACCATCAGTATTGTCGGCATGTAGGAGTAAAGCCGTCTATTTTATATTTATATATTCATACTCCAGATTCTATTACTGAAGATGATTCTAGTTATATTGAAAATGTACTCGATTGTTCCATGTGTTGTTTAAATAAATGTAAGGTAGTTATCAATATTTTTCCACAATCCAATGATTTTTATGATTGTTTTCAAACCATGTTACCAGGACATACGCTAGATAATGGCACTTTGCTAAAACCAACAGAAATCTCTATTTCATGGGGATGTTCTGAAAATCAATCTAGCAAACGTGATCGGAGTTTGTTACCTGAATTAATAAAAAATTGTGGGGTAGATGTATTTTCGGCATCTGGTGATTATGGTGCTACGAATAATACAAATAAACTTATGGTAGATCATCCATCGTGTATACCTCATATCATTGGTGTAGGAGGTACTACCATAACATCTATGAACCCATTTACAGAAAAGGTATGGAATCAAAACGGGTTAGCGACAGGTGGTGGATATAGTAGATTCTTTTCTAAACCATCTTATCAAACCTCTCTTGGTAAAAAACGTATGATTCCCGATATAACAGCAGTTGGAGACCCAAATACAGGAGCGTCTTTATGTATCCGTGGAATTATATCCGGTGGATATGGCGGAACAAGTATGTCAGCACCTTTTGTTTGCTGTTTATGGTCGATTATCAAATGTAAATATAAAGTTAAAAAACCTCTCTACTCTTTTTTATATAAAGCAAACTGCTTCAATGACATTACAGTGGGAGATAATAAAGATGGAATATTAGGGTATAATGCGACGAAAGGAATTGATCCTTGTTCTGGATTAGGTAGTATACAATGGGATAGATTGATACTCTATTTATCACCGAAACCTAACCCAAAGGAATTGTCTTTAAACTTACAGATGAATAAATCGTATCCCTTTCCGTTTCCTTATAAACACAAGACAGATGGGATCATTATACAAAATAAAATGATTCGTGGCACTAAACTAGGGACCTTTGTTGTATCTTCTCCGGCTTTTCGAATGCATATAAATGTGGTAAGAAATACAAATGTACGTTTTGCGTTAACTACTTGAAACTCTCTTACATAGATAAGATAATGGAATTAAATACATTATTGTGTCGTGAAGAACAAGAAAACCAAATGATTGCGTTCTTGTCTAAATATAACAAACACGACGAAAAAGAAAAAAGGGGCATTTACATACACGGTTCACCAGGGTGCGGAAAAACAATGTTTGCCACTACTATTTTGAAAAAAATGGGGTATGATGTAATTACCTATATGGTAAGTGATTCAAGAAACAAAAACATCGTAGAAAGTATTAATGTAAGCAATATGGCAGATACGAATGTAATGAGTATTTTTTGTAAGAAACGAAGAAAAATAGCAATTGTTATGGATGAAATTGAGTGTATGAATAATGGTGACAAAGGTGGAATCAATTCGCTGATCAAATTGATACGTCCTAAAAAAACCAAAAAACAAAAATTGGAACAAATGACTTATATACCAATCATTTGTATTGGAAACACCACGTATGATAAAAAAATGAAGGAGTTAATGAAATGTTGTTTTGTAGTAGAGCTATCTCCTCCCTCTTTACCTCAATTAAAACAATTAATGGATCTCTATGTACCTAAATATGCGTCCTATTATAAGGAAATCAAAGACTTGAAAAAGGTGTTTCAAATGATTCATGCAGAAAAAGTTGGGTTTCAGGGTAACATACAAACCATGTTATATTCTCCTGTTCATGAGGATTCGAGACAAATTACAATGAGGCTTTTGAACACCCCCGTATCCTTTTCAGAACATGTGTATATCAATGATACAGAGCGAACCATTATTTCTTTATTATGGCATGAAAATATTATCGATTTATTGAAAAAGAAAACATCTTTGTATTTAACCTTTTTAAAGGAAATCTGTTATGCTGATTATTTAGATCGAATCATGTTTCAAAAACAATTATGGGGATTGAATGAAATTAGTTTTTTATTGAAAACCTTTTACACCAATTATTTATTTCATCAAGAACCAAGACCTAAAATACAAGATATACGATTTACCAAAGTATTGACCAAATATTCTACGGAATACAATAACAATGGATTTATCCAAAAAATGTGTACTGAACTTTGTTTAGACAAAAAAGATTTATTGTTGTATATGCAATCATTAAAACCAACCTATACAGATGCTCAAATCGCTCAAAAGTTTGAACATACCGATATCACCTTATTAGATATTCAGCGCATTTATCGATATATGAATAAATCGTTGGAATAAATAGAAATAAATAGGTTTAGGAAGAATGTATGATACTACAGAAAACTATCAATCCCTTTTATTAAGCTTTTTCCAATGTAAAGAAGAAGATTTGGTTTCTAAGATAGATTCTTATTATCATTCTTTAGAAAATGAAGAATTATCTCAGTTATGTAAATTGATTCATTCAAAAACCGGCATACCGTTAGACATGAGCTTTTATGTTTTATTTAGTTATGATTATTTTCAAGATATTCAACTCTATTTGAAAGATCGGTCTTATTATTCTACCCTTTACGAAAAAATAAAATCATAGAATATGAAAGGAGGAGGATTAGATTATACAGTCGTCATGGTTATTGTTGTTTTGAACTTGATTGCCTATGTTAGTGTAAAAGACTGGAAAGCATCGATAATCCTTGTCTTTGGCGTAGTTGCCTCTTGTGTTTTTGATTATAAATCCATGGTGTTGTTTTTAGCGATTTTAATGGCTGCTTTATCCAGATCTGTCTATGTGGAAGGTATGAAAAATAAGAAAAAAAACATATCTGCTTTAGAAGGTCTTACACAAAAAGCAAATAAGCTAGCCGATAAGCAAAAAAGTTTATTTAGTATGGCGAAAGACTTGGGACCGATGATGGAGCGTGCTGAATCCATGATGAATAAATTACCACCTGGGTTTTTAGAACAAGCGATGAAAAATTTTAATAAAAAGAAAGAATAATGAGTTGCACTGCTCCATTGAATATTGTAAAAAAAAAGGCTGGTAAATGTTCTCTAAAATGTTTATTATGGTACAAATATGGAAGTAGTAGTTGTACCGTAACGAATAATACAGATCAATTGATCCTTTCTTATGATGGTGAAAGTGATGTTATGTTTAATTCCTTGCCGTATCAACCAGTAGAGGTTCGTATTTTCAAACCATCCCTTCATACGTTTGATGGAATACAGGCAGACGCTGAAATGATTGTTGTGCATAAAGGATCTGCAGGAGGTTTATTGATTTGTATTCCTATCATGGCAAGTAGTAACGCGAATGCGTCTACGGGTACCAATGTATTGGATGATATTATAAGCAATGCTCCCGCACAGAACGAGTCAATTACGCTGAATATGCATGATTATAATTTAGACTTTTTAATGCCAAAGTCGTCTTATTTTTCTTATACTGGCACACTTCCGTACGGTACCTGTGACGATACTCAATATCAATATGTCGTTTTCCCAAAACAGAGTTTATCGATAGAAAAATCAACACTAGATACTTTAGGAAACCATATTCATGATTCTTATATTACTTCTAAAGAAGGAGAGGTTTTTTGGAATGAACAAGGTACGAAAAACAATGGATTTTCAGGAGAAGGTCAAATCTATATTGATTGTCAACCAACGGGTCAAGAAGAAGAAATTATTTACAAGGTACCTACTGGAAATGTAGATTATACTTGGGTATACAAGTTTTTTTATTTTATTGTAGGATTTATTGTGATGTATCTATTGATTAAAATAGTAAATTATGGATTAAAATCGATAAAATTAGATGAATCTGATTTGGGTGCAAAAGATCTTGCATTATAGTATGAAGACAAAAAAACGCGTTAAAAGAACACGTAGACGAACAAGAGGAGGCTACAAACAATATTTATCAAACGTAGGATATAGCAATGGGTATGTTCCTTTGTTTGATCAAACCATGAATACGCCCTCTGCTATTCGTACCGCTTTCAATTGGACTTAAACAATTTATAAGACTATAAAGTATGTATCAACCATTACACACATGGTCTCCTTTATGTACGTGCGATTCTGAATCTTGTCTGGTAAGTTATTGTCTACCAGCTCATGTTTATGCCAAAGGACATAAAGGATATCTGTTTTATTTTTTGTTGTATAGCGTCGCTCTCTTACAACTACGAGTTATTTATATTGAACTATTCGTACAGCATTATTATGCTTGTCCATCGAAAGAAGCGGGTGAATGTATTGGTTTAGGAGATACCTGTGAACAACATTATATGGTCGTCGATGGCGTGACTACGCCCTGTGTATATCAAGATGTATGTATTCATGCCTTGGATAGTTGTATTCTTCCTTCTAGCGTGCCTTATTGGATTTTAGGATTTTTGTATGTTTCTTTATTTTCTATGCATTATGAGTTAAGAAAAAGGGTCAAACAAGACAAACAACTCCAAGGAAGTGATGCATGTGAGAGTCTATGTTGCTCTACCTGCGGGCTCGCTCAAGTGTATCGTGAAATTGTCTAAGGTTAAAACTATGGAGACTTTGAAAATAAGACCAGAACCAAAATCATACCCGGGGGTCTTTATACAAACCACGCAAAGGGAAATTGCCTTTGACTATCATGCTTTTATGAAATCCTTTGTGGTAGATACTCCTATACAAAAAATTACCAAAGAAGTAGTAAAAGTGGATGCTTTTGATGTAAAGAAACTAAATTATATTACTATTCCTTTACTTACTTTGAAGACAGTGCTCGCGTGTGAAAAGAAAGAAGCGGATCTTACGGGAGAGACTTATCCATTGATCAATCGAATGGTATTTATGAAGGAAATACAACCAATGATTGAAACGTATCCACCACGAAAAGATATTTCTTGTGATTCGATGAATGAGTTTGCATTGTTACCGCATCAACAATTAGTACAACGGTTTATGAAAATAGATACACCCTATCGTGGATTGTTATTGTATCACGGTTTAGGATCAGGCAAAACTTGCTCTTCGATTGCTATCGCCGAAGCATTGATTCCTTATAAAGAAATTATCGTCATGACACCTGCTTCCCTCGAAACAAATTATGTACAAGAGCTGAAAAAATGTGGAAGTGCAGCTTATCGACTTCAACAACACTGGGTATGGACAACAAATCCATCCCCCTTACAATTATCAGAAAGATGTATGACCAGTCAAGATCTAATTCGCTATAAAGGGCGTGGGTTATGGATTACCGAAAACAAAGAGGCTAATTATGAAACGTTGACCGCCGAAGAACAAGCTTCTATCCAAACCCAAATTGATCTCATCATACGAAAGCAATATCGATTTATTCATTACAATGGGTTGCGCGAATCAAACTTTAAATCATTGGTAGCGAATGGAAATCCTTTTTCAAACAAGGTAGTTATCATTGATGAGGCACACAACTTTGTCTCTCGTATTGTAAATCAATTAGGAAAGGAACACATTTCTATGAAATTATATGAGTTGCTTATGCGAGCAGAAAACTGTAAATTGATTTTATTGACAGGAACACCATTAATCAATTATTCTCATGAAGTTGCCATCTTGTTCAACATGTTGAGAGGATATATACCGGTTTGGTCGTTTGACCGAACAGAGGTGAAAGTACCTACGATCGATATGATGTATTATTCTGGAAAAACAGCACATGTTACTGCTTTACCGGAGGGGTTTGTTAATAAAGGGAACCGCGTAGAGTGGACCAAAAATGCATCTGATTTTGAAGATCAACTAGAACAACAAGTAGGAACAATGGTGAAAAAGGAATATAAATTGTTCCCCGATACACAAAAGGAGTTTGAAGCCATGTATATTGAAAATGGTAAATTGAAAAATAAGCTGAACCTAATGTTCCGCATGTCTGGTCTAGCGTCTTATTTCCCCGATTTAACACAATTGATGCCTACTCTCAAAGAAATCGTAATGCATCCAATTGTCATGTCGAAAACACAAATGGATGAGTATACAATTGTACGCGAAGAGGAGAGAAAACGAGAGCGGGTTAAGAAACCAGACGATGATGTATCCAGCACCTATCGTATTCATTCTCGATTGTTATGTAACACCACTTATCCAAAAGATGTACGCGCTCTGCGACCTGGAAAAGAAGAAGATGAGGTAGACACAGACAAAGAATTGCGAGGAATTGAACCTTTTTTCAAAGCGTTGGAAGCATCTGATTATCTAGCAAGGTTACGAGAATATAGTCCAAAATATGAAGAAATGGCAAGAGTCTTACAATATACCAAAGGACTTCATTTGATTTATAGTCAATTCTTGACCATTGAAGGAATTGCCATGTTTTCCAAAGTGTTAAACTCGAAAGGTTATGCGGAGTTTAAATTAAAGAAAACAGACCGATGGCGCTTAGATTGTGACATCACAAAACCGATGTATGTTACCTATATTGGTACTAAAAGTCAAGAAGAAAAGGAGCTAATTCGTAACATTTTCAATAAGAATTGGATCGAGGTACCGGATGCTTTACGGGAAGAAGTGAAACCCATTAATATTACTATTTTCATGATTACCTCTGCAGGTGCCGAAGGTATTTCTTTGAAAGAGGTACAATATGTTCATATCATGGAGCCTTATTGGAATCCAGTTCGTATTGATCAAGTCATTGGACGAGCCAGGCGTATTTGTAGTCATAACAAGTTACCGGAAAAAGAGAGATTCGTAGAGGTTCATATGTATTTGATGACATTTCCGGCAGAGGTTCACGAATCTTTGAGACGTGATGATGTAAACGGGAAACCAGGTACTACGGACGAGTATTTGTATACTATTTCACAACGTAAACGGACATTGAATGCCGAGTTGATGGACTGTATTCGTAAATCATCGATTGATGTCTCACTTTACGATAAGGATTATTTAAGAAGCGGGGAGACAGATTCAACCGTTTATTCTTATTATCCAGACCCTGCTAAGGATGTGACTACCGACAAAGATATTGGAGACAACATGAAAGAACGGGCGGCTTATTTAAAAGACAATGGAGAACGTGTTGCACTTTTTTATCCAACCCGAAAAGAAGGAGATTTAAATCCTTTGTATGATTTAGAAGAGGTTCTAATTGGATATATTCATCAAGAAAAGAAACAGATTTTAACCAAAGAAAAAGTGCCTACCAATCTTAAAAAATTGATATCTTAAAACAATTCATTCGGAAAATGGCATTTGTATCACAGACGATGCTTACGTGTATCGGTAACAAACGTAAATTAGTTTCGTCTATACGGAGTATCATGGAGGAGGTGCGCCTATTGCTGTCAAAAGAAAAACTGAATATTGTGGACGGATTTGCAGGCTCTTCTGTTGTATCGAGGGAATTATCTTTTATCGCGGATCATTTGTATACCAATGATTTGGAATTGTATTCCTATCTGATGGCGTATTGTTATTTAGTTCATCCAACAGAAGAGCAAGTCGCGCGTATTCAAGTACATATTCACCGTATGAACGAACTAGCTGAAAAGGGACCATTCCTAGAAGGTATTGTATGTAAGCTTTATGCACCAAAAGACACGAAAGATATCAAAGAAGGAGAGAGATGTTTTTATACAAGAGAAAATGCCCTTATTCTGGATACGTTGAGGGCGTATATTACGACGGTAGAAGAAGACATTCGGACCTATTGTTTGGTTCCGTTGTTGAACAAGGCAAGTATTCATACGAACACTGCCGGCGTGTTCAAAGGGTTTTATAAAAATGGAAATATAGGTTGTTTTGGGGGGAAAGGTCAGTATGCATTATCTCGTATCTTGAAGCCAATCCGGCTAGATATACCCGTATGGAATCCGATGCCATATCATCCACATGTCTCGAATAAAGATATCAACGTTTTGGTGGAAGAGTTACCACATGTTGACATTATGTATTTAGATCCACCTTATAATCAGCATCCCTATGGCAGTAATTATTTCATGTTGAATGTCATTGCATCAAATATCGAACCTCTATCGATTTCTATTGTATCTGGTATCCCAACCGATTGGAATAAATCAAAATACAATAAGCATGCATCAGCGGTGGAAGCCATGAAACATTTATTAGAAAAAGGGCTAGCCAAAGCAACCTACGTTCTGTTATCTTATAACAATGAGGGTATTATTACCGAAAAAGACTGGGAAACATTGCTCCGTCCATATGAAGTAAAAAAGTATGAGATACGGTATGATGCGTACAAAGGGAGTAGAAATCTAAAAGATCGAAGTGATAAAGTGATTGAAATTATGTATTTATTGAAACGTCTCTAACACTTTATCGATGACCCCTTTTAACAAGCGTACTTGTTCATTCTTCTTCCATAAAGAAGCGCCATGAGGCATTTCATTCCATTTATGACTTTTGACAAAGACCGTAGCAATACCTTTACCATTGCACTTTTTTACTTGTATCGCAGGTAACAAAGCAACACAAGAGGCATGAATTATTTCGTCTGTGGTAGAAGGATCCATTACAATCGAATGATTGGGATAGCCCATATTCATCATTTCAATACGTTTGGCAATCGTTTCGCTTGGATAAAAATCACATCCAGACGCAAATAATACATACGGAAAGATATCTCCTGTAAATAACATTTCAGCCCCTCGAATGTTTTTAGCGCCACGTTCAATCGCATTACCGGTAGCTTGTCTACCCAGTTTTTTTGAAAATCGTATATCATTTGTACCCTGTACCTTGTCTTCGACCATTAAAATAGGAATCCGATCTCCCTTGACCGCATAGAGGATGCCGCCATCGGGTTTCATATATACGGAATTATTGTTTGGATTAGGCGGTGGACCACCTACTTTATGAAAATATTCTTGGCATTCAAATAACGTAATTTTAGAAGCGGTTTCAATGGTATATCCAAGAGGAGCAAACATTTCAGACGCATATTTTATCATTTCTGACATGGCTTCTTGTAAAGTTTGTTCTGAAGAGCGACTATCATCATTTAGGCGAAGCCCTTCTTCCGTACGCTGTAAGGCTCGATGGCTTAATCCTTCCGACATTTTAACTGTATACACTCCATTGAATATCAATTTTTATAATGCATCTAATTTATCTAGTATTTTGTATAACAATTGTTTTATTTCATTCAATTCTTTCATGCTAGGAGGAGGTTTCATGGATTTTTTATTCAAACGTTCTTCAAACCAAATCTCCCGTTGTTTTCTAGCCTCTTTGTTCATGAGTTCTTCATACTCTTCTAAAAATACCTTTTTTTTATCTAGTAAAGAAAGAGACCGTTGATCTATTTCTGTAATAAGTGTTTCGAACCATTCTTGTGCTAGTTCAATCGAAACACCATCTTTGAATATTTTTTTTTCTACTAACGTATCCCATAATTCGCGTTTTTCCTCCAACGTATTCATAAAAAAAGGAAATAGATAGGTTTAAATATAATTTTCAATATTATAAAAAGACATGGTTGTCGTTTTTCTAGGTATGGTTTCTTGAATTAACAAAAGCATATCTTTGTCCTCTACATTTCTTTTCAAAAAGTCTACGTATTTTTTCACCGAGGACAATTGGTAATGACGAAACCTATGTTTCGGAATAAAATCTTTGAATAGAAGTATAGCCGTTAACACCACATATGCCAACACGTTTGTTTTTTCTTGATATTCACACCCATTTCTTAAATCTTGATAGGTAAGTCCCATATGATGAAGAACATTGACCATGTGATGTACCGCATATTTTTTCTCATGGTACATTAAGGTTGAAAAAGGAACACACGTCACCTCGGAAATAATTTGACAATTTAATGTTCTAGCCCACATTTCACAATAGGATTCATATAAATTGACATTGGATTGAACGGGGAATAGTTTCAAAATAGGTTTTCTTAACGATTCATCAAATAAGCCATTTTCTAAATGATAAAAATGAAAATATTCATGAATAAATACTTTGAACCATTCTTCTTTGCGATAAACCACAATTTTATCGGAGGAATACCCTGTATTAACATGAGGTGGTCCAAATACGCGATTCGGTGGATAAAACTTTCTTGCAGAAGTAAATAGTAGATCAGCAATCAAGGGCTTAGTTGGTTTTATTTTATCCATAACGCGTTTTATGAGATCTATGATTTTTTGAGTATCCTCGTCTTTATAGAATAGGGTAACGACATGCCCATCCCATGAAAACTCTTTACAATGCTTTAATTCGTGAAAAGTGTTTTTGACCTCTTCAGGACATTCATAGTTAAAGACCAAGGATTTTGTTTTTACATTCATACCATTAAGAATATAAAATCATTTTCAGATAGATACGTATGTCGAATGAATCCTTTTATATTGGGTTTGCTCCTGTAAGCTGTACGACTGAAAAGATACAACAAGACTTTGATACGTACTTGAAAGAATCGATCGTATCCAAGGTAGATGAACGACTAAAATATAATATGAAGGGGAAACAGTACAAGATCTTCTTTGTTCATTTCAAATATGTAAGTCCTGCGCTAGAAAAATTATTCAAACATGTCTCTACCTATCAAGAAGCCATGGTAAAAGGATGGAAGATTAAGTTCAATACGACCTTAAGAGATACTCGTATTGAATATATAGAAAAAGAAGATCAATGGTTAGCTTTAGCAAATGAAATCCAGCCTTTTCAGAAAATATAGGCGTATAGTATGAGTTATCCATACAATGATCAAAATCATTTTCCTCTCTCTAGTCAACATGCACAGCCCTCATTTGGTTTCACTAGTCAAAATGGAACATATCCGAGACAACCACCCGTAAAGTCTCTTGATCAAAGAATAACCGCTTTAGAAGCAGCTGCAGCTAAGAAACAAGGATCGTGGATAAGTTGGGCTGGAAAACGAACGAAGCGTAAACGTAAGAATCGTAAATCTAGGCGTTCTTAGTGCACGCGTAACATTTCGTATATTGTCCCTTCCCATCAAACCTCTTTTGACATTGTGTACAAGTATCATTTTTTGATCCTTTTGTACATTTATAGCACTGCGTATATTTCTTCTTCCCGTCAAAGGGTTCCTTACACGTTTCACATAAATCCTTCTTCTGATCTTGACTACAAGTGAAACAAGTGGTGAACGGCGGTTTTACGGTCTTGCCACAATCGCATTTAGGAAGACAATTCCAGCATGTTTTGTAATTGGCAGAGATAGGTTTTCGGCAAAGGG